GCCCAAGGAGAACCTTAGTGCTAACAAGGAGGACGACGTGTCATTCCTCGCCATGAAACTCGGTATCACCAAGCAGGATGTCAGAACCATATCCAACAGCAAGGGCGATTGGGACAGGATTGCCAAGGCATACAAAATCAAACCATCAGTAGTCAAGGTGGTCAAGGTTACGCTGGGGGCAGAGTGATGGGTAAGATTCTCGTCAAGTCACCAGTCGCCGCTCTCAGGCAAGCCGTTAGTGCTGCTGCTGCTACTCCAATAGCCACCAGTGGAATTGGAAATGCTGTTCAGGATGCCTTCAAGGTAAAGACACCATTTGGGAGAGGAGTCGGTGGTGCTCTCGGTGGACTTTCAGCACTGACATCCCTAGCAGATGCAAGCGAGAACCAGCAAGACCTACTCAGTGGGGCACAGATGGCCGCCGGTCGTGGCGTAGGTGCTTACATCGGTGCAGGTAAGGTAGCAGACACAGCGTCACCAGTGATAGGGGCGAAGGTGCAGGACTTCAAAGACCGACGCAATCAAGTAGGGAGATACAATGCACCTCGCTCTGACTACTCTCAAGGTGCAGCGCCTCAAAGCAGTGGAGTCAGGGGCTTCAACGAGCAGGGTGAGAGGACATACACCCAAGTCCAACCGACATTCGACCCCACGATGTTCACCCCAGTTGACGCACAGCAGACCGCTATGGGTAATCTTTCAAGACAGAATACAGCACAGGTAGATGCATTCAATGCAGGTCAGAAGAAAGAGAATCAATTACCAGTCGGAACTGTGATGCCGGGTTATGGCAACCCCGCACCAGTGCCCACTCAACCCGGAGAGGTGTATGGACAACCAGTCTATCAAGGTCCTACGCAGACCATGGGTGCAGACCAAGCGAATCAGATTCTAGGTCAAGTGGGAGTCACTCCCCCAGCATCTCCTCAAATGTCTCTTGAGCAAGCCAATAGGACACTAGGGCCACCACAACCCAATTTCCAAGATACGGAGTTCAATGTACCGCAGAACTTCCAACTGGGAGTGTACGGCACACCAATGGGTGGAGGCAACCAAGCGATACGGGGTAAGAAAGGAATACAGCCCAACATGTTCAATCCCGCTTCTCCAACTACCGACGGGACTACTACAACTCCCCCAGAATCAAGTGTCGATGCTACCTCTGAGTACTATGCTACACTCTCTCCTGAGGTACAGCAGTTAATTATGAATCAGAAAACCGCAGGAGAACCGATGGAACTGGCTTTTATGTTATTGAAGTCGGTGATGCGATGAGCGACGAGTCGATGGATGACTTCATCATCCAAATGGACAGGGAGATGTGCAGGAAGTCATTCGAGTACTTCTTCGTGGACATACTCGGTTTCCTGTTCAGTGGCCATCACCAATCTTGGAAAGACGGGCTTGAGGAATCGCAGTACTACTGCGTGAAAGCATCTCGTGACCACGGTAAGTCCGTGTTCTTCATGTCCTATGCATTGTGGCTTGCTGCATTCAATCCCGGCAAGCACATCATGATTTTCTCACACTCCCTTGAGCAGACGCTTGAGCACATGCGCTTCATAAAAAGCAACATCGACAGGACCGATTGCCTTCGTGGTCTGATACCAGAGGGCAGACCTTGGGCTAAATCGTACTTCGAGTTCTCCAACGGCTCTCGTATCATGGCCAAGTCGGTCGGTGGTGCTACTCGTGGTTTCCACCCAGACGTGGTTGTCTGTGACGATATCCTGTGGGGCACTAGCGGTACTGAACTACAGAGAACCGCAGATTGGTTCTACGGTGTACTACTTCCTGTACTTCACCACAGCAGCAAACTCATGATGGTAGGAACTCCATTCAGTTACAACGACCTGTATGCGGAGTTGGAGCAGAAGGAGACCTTCCGTGTGGAGACCTTCCCTGCGATAAACAACGAGGGAATCGCACTCTGGCCTGAGCGTTGGAACATAGAAGCGCTGGAACAGAGAAGGCTTTCCATGCCAGCAATACAATTCAGCCGTGAGTATCTATGCGAGCCTATCCACGATGTGGCCAGTATGTTCCCGATGGACATACTAGAAGCCGCTAGGGATACAGAACTCACCCTGATAGACAGGGCTGAGACCAACTACAACGAGGAGGGAGAGCCTGACGGTGTGTTCGGCCAGCACTTCATAGGACACGACCCGGCCATATCCTCCGACAAGAACGCTGACTTCACAGCAATGACTGTCATGAGGCAGATTCCAGATGAGGAGTTCAAACAGATAGTGCATGTCGTCCACGAGCGTGGTATGTCCTCGATGGCGCAGAAGAGGATGATGGTCATGCTCAACAACAAGTTCAGTCCCGAACTGATAGAACTTGAGGGCAACAACTTCCAGAGGATGCTTGAGCAGGAGATGAGGGAGATGGCGGCAGACATGCCAATCCGTGTCTTCATGACAACCAGAGCGAAGAAGGAGTCACTATTCATGTCACTATTGCTGGCATTCGAGCAGGGTCACATCAAACTACCATACGGAGACGAGAGGAGCAGGAAATATACACACGAGGTTGAGAGCCAGTTGAACAGGTTCGGCATGCAGAAGAACGGCAGGCTAGAGAGTGTGGGTGTTCATGACGACTTGGCGATGAGTCTCGCTCTCGCTAACTGGGCATCAAAGGAGTTCAAGGGAACGGTTGTCCTCCTAGATGATTATATGCCGGGCTTCGACAGCATGTTCGGCGGCGGGAAGGAACAGCCCGGCGGAGGGTGGCTAATACCCTGAGGTGAGAGAGATGGCGAAATACGAGAATAACAGCAGCACAAACATGACAGACAATTCAACAGGCGTTTTCTGCACATACTGGGGTGATGACAATCTGGTATAGTGCCGTACTGAAGGAAGACGTAGACTTCCAGATTGAATCTATACAGAAGGAAGAGGAGAAGTTCACACCCTCATACGCATTCTCCAACACAGGTAGTGGTTGGTTCGAGACTCATCTTGGATGCACTGCTTCTAATTTCGTGAACAGACTCAGGAAGATGAGAAGAAACCACAAGGAAATCAAGAGCGACATCGACCTCCTTATTGAGGATGTCAGGACACTCAAGGCTCTAGAGGTGAAGACCACGCTGAAGGGTATATCTTGGGCGAACGGCAAGGAGAGTACCATAAAGCAACTAGGTGCTAGTGATAGAGACCTCAAGAGCCTCAGGAGATTCGGTGAGAGTCGAAGAGTCGGTCTCATGCAGGCCTGCAATCTATGGGACAGTGCAGATAACTCACTCAAAATGTTGGACCAATTCACAGATGTGTGGGGAGAGCAGGAGTCACAGGCATGGGCTACGGCCATGCAGAGCAAGACTGATGCTAAGAAGATGTGGAGAAGCACTCTGCACCAATCCAAGCGTTTGACTCAGAAGGAGCAGGACACACTGACCAAGGCATCAGACATACTACAACTAGAGGGTGCTCTCTCCAGCAGGAGACTACAGGAGAGGATGCTAGACGAATCCATACTACACAAGAGCATGACAGCAGGCAAATTGTCCAAGTTGCTCTCGATGTACGGAGAGGAGTATGATATCATCAACGGTCCTAAGAAGGGCACATTCGTCAAGATGGACGATGATGGAATCATCATCAAGAACCCTTGGTCATACGCCGCTGATTTCCTAGAGTCAGACGGTTTCATCAAAGTATCAGAGAGAGGCGAGACCTCACTTGGCTTCGTATCAGCAGGAAAGAGAGGTAGGGTGCATTGCGAGCAATTGCACAAGATGATACAAGGAGGCTCTCTCCAACTGAACAGGAAAATCTCGAAGCAACATACAACTCAGCATCGACTCATCTTCAACATTGACAACGAGGTATCTAACATCCTCAAGAATATGCTACCATACCTATCAACAAAAAAAGAGCAAGCGGTATACATATTGGATAAAATGGAAACACTCAAGCATGACGCACCCCACGGCATTGACAAACAGGAGGGTGATGTAGATGGCAGATGAGAGTCCTGTAAGGAGATTTCTAGATTCTCTGAACCCATTCAAGAGACGTACTACCCCTCAACCTCAGATGCCTCTGTACACTACCGGAATCCAAGAACCCGTCTTGGCTCAAGGTATCACTATACCAGCCCTGTACGCTGTATCACATGAGAATCTGATTCTCAGAACCGTGCTGTCAAAACTACAGCAGGAGATATTCAGGAGGGGCTACTTCTGGGAGAAGAAGTTCAGATTCAAGTGTGATACCTGTGGTGAGGAGTATCATCATGATGTGGATATGTGCAATGTCTGCGACTCACCGGTCAGACCACCAAGTGCTGATGAGATTGTCTACCCAAGATGGCTTCTCAAAGAGCAGAACTCCATGGAGCAGGACTTCATGCATGTGTTGTATGAGATAGAGAAGGACCTCAATGTAGTTGACGATGCCTTCCTCATTATAGTCAAAGAGTACTACGTAGACCCAGAAGACGGTGAAATACAGTTCTTCAGAGTCAAGGAACTCATTCGTGGTGACCCTATATTCATGCGTATAGTATCTGATAAGAGAGGAGTCAGAGGTGGTAGATACAAGGTCTGCCCTTTGCACAGGACAGAGGTATCTTATCCCGGCCAAGAGGGTGATTGTCAAGTCTGCGGTGGGCAGATGGAAGACGTGCACTACATCAACATGGCTGGTAGTGGCAAGAGTCAGTATTACCTCAAGGGCGAGGTACTTCACGTCAGCAAGTACAACCCATCAAAACTCTATGGAAGAAGCCCAGTCAACACCATGTGGAGACAGGCCATGACACTCACAGCGATGGACAACTACATGTACACATCATACCAGAAGAGGAGAGCACCCAAGGGAATCATATCAGTCACCACTGACAATCTGGAGTCGATGAAGTCCTTCTGGAAGACAGTCGATGAGAAGATGGAGAGAGACCCTCACTACATACCGAAAGTCGGTATCGAGAGTTCCAGTGGAAGAGGGGGTGTTAATTGGATTAAGTTCATGGACACCCTTGAGGAAATGCAGTACATCGCAGTTCGTGATGAGATGAGAAACAGGATAGCAGCATTCTATGGTGTGTCAGCGGTGTTCATGATTGACAATGGCAAGAGTGGTGGTCTCAACAACGAGGGTATGCAGATTCTCGTTACCAACCGTGCCGTGGAGTACGGGCAGAAGGTGTACACCGATGTTCTCTTCCCACGTATGCTCAAGGAGATGGGGGTAGAAGACTGGAAACTGACACTCTATCCGAACGAGGAGGAAGACGAGATAACCAGACTCAGGAGAGACGAGATGGAAGCCAACCTAGCACAACGAATGATGATGCTAGGATACAAACCCGAACTGCTCGAAGAGGGAGAGAGGGACATTCGTTTCGTATACAAGAAGATAGACCCAATGGAAGGACAGGGGATGCCGCCCGGAGGTGGTGGTATGCCAATGATGCCACCGGGTATGCCACCGGGTATGCCACCGGGTATGCCACCGGGAGGGGGAATGCCGCCCGGTATGCCGCCCGGAGTCATGCAGAGAGTACCCGGAATGCCACCGGGAGTAGCCAACCCCGGAGGGGAGGGTATGGGTATCAGGAACGCACCCCCAGCACGGCCTGAACAGAGAGCATCAGCGGGTGCAGGCTCACCATTCTCCAACGTTCAACAGAGAGGACCACAACAGACTCCCGTTCAGAGAGCACAACGTGGCATTTCAGACGCAAAACGCCCTCGTGGTGCATAAGGATAATTAAAGGAACAACACTTCGGAGGGCACGAGTGAGTATGGACCTATTGAAGTTAGACCCGATGGCTAGGAAATTAAATGTACATGCAGAAGCCTTCACAAAGGCTTTTGAGAATGGAAACGCAGACGACGCAAAACAGCATCTAGAGGAGATGCTGAAGTTCGGAGGATACCTACATGAAGACCTATCTGTCAAACTAACAAAGGCGGATAATCCACTATCTGAGTATGTAAACGGTGTAGCGCCTATGAAGTTCAATGAGAGAGGCACTAATTTCGATGTCAATCAAAGAGACAGTCAGTTGCCGGGCACAATCATTTCTGCACGAAGCAACAGCAGGATGAAACCCCACACTGGTACTTTCGGAAGAGCATACAGACCAGAGTGAGGATTAAACGTGTCAACAGAAGAGAGTGGAACAGAGCGGTTAATGAATGCTCTAATCAACAAGATGGAGTCCATGGACCGTTCTCTCGACAGTTTGAAGCAAGAGAACATAGAACTCAAGAAGATGATTCAAAGACCCGGAAACCTACTCAAGAGAGCAGGTTTCGTATCAGTCAATACTCCTCTTTCAGAAGACGTACAGACTGATAACTTCAGAGCAGACCTAGATATGGGAGAGGCTACTCTATTGAAAGGCAACAAAGTAGACATTGGTGTGATGAGTAACGAAGACGTACACCAAATGTCTTGGGATGACATTCACGAATTGGCAGACAGCACCAAGAACGTGGAGGTATTATGATGAGACCGAGATATGAAGAAGTTTCCAATGAGGCAGAAGCACTATTGAAGAAAGCACAAAATCTAGCAAAGAGGGCAGAGAAACTTGAGAAATCCGCTCAACCTCACTACGAACAGACCTTCTCCACAAAACCAGAGGGCATGCATTTCGTATCAGAGACTGGTGGGCAGACTAAGAGTGCAGGGTATTCGACCAACGGACATCTACTAGATGTGGAGGATGTAACCAATAAAGGCGCAACTTCCAGTTCCTTCAATGTCGAAGAACTCGCAAAGAGAATGAATGCACATCAAAGCGGAGACCAAGACCGTGATGTTTCTACAGACAACAAACAACCAGATAGAGACTAGGTGGTAACGTGTGTATGAAGACTCAGTATCCACGTTCTTAAAAGCACGAGAGCAACTCTTGCTTAGTATTCTAGACGGATTAGACGTAGATGAAAGCATAGATGAGTATGTCATCGCCAAAGCGGTGATGAAGCAGGATGGTTTCACCAACGACATTACTTGGAAGGAGAACATATGCGACTCCTTCGTCAGGAAGATGACCTACAGTGGTAACTCGTACATACCAAAAGAACAGTTCCTAGCCATACAAGCCGAGCAGAACCAAAACCATCTCTCTAAGAGACATCCTTGGAGAGGCAGGGTGAAGAGAAGAGGAACTTCGCATCATCACGACCTTGAGGTCGCAGACGTGGGACTAGCACCCTACGGTGACTCAAAGTCCAATCCCTTCAGTAGTTTCTTCGACCCGTCAAAGAGAATGCTACCCTCAGGTCGCTCAATCAGAGACGACTTGATGGTTAGGCAGATGCTACCGACACACACCAACCACAAGACCCACGGAAGGATATCAGCGGCAGTGGAGCATGCACAAGACAGAATGCTCAGGAAGAAGGGCAGCCCACACCACAAGGGCATGGAGAAGTTGGACTTAGAGGGCAACACGGTCAGGAACTTCCACGGCCTTGGTCCTCTTGGTGGTTTGAAAGACGTATCACTCAAGACCATGCAAGACGTGTATGAGAGGGATTACCAGCGCTGGCTCAGTGGTGATGAGGAGTGGAAGAGCATCCACCCTGAGACTGGTGAGGTGGACCATGATGGTTCTTGGAGGACAGGCTCTATCGCAGATGCCAGAGCAGAGGGATTGTCAGACGAGACTCCAGACGGTCACTTCCACTCGCAGGAGGAACTGGCTCTCAGGAAACTACACGCAGACGACAGGGCTAGGAGTTGGAATCACAAACACATGGACACCGAGGTCAAGGAACAGCCCTTCGACTACGCACTCGCAGACAAGCAGGGGAAGATGCCACCAGCGGAGACCATCGACCACGGATACAATCTGGGTCTTGGTGGTTTCATACACCAACTACAGTGGTTCTCCCCCAGAGAGAGAACAGCGATAATGAGCAAGATGCAGGATGGGCTGGACAAGGTGGGAAACCAAGACATCAAACTACCAGACGGCACAACCGTATCCGCTGGGAGGATAAAGAGGTCAACACAACACATACTCAATCCGATGTCTAATTGGGGCGGCAGGCAGCACGGATTTACGCACGAGAACATCATACCACATAGAGAGAGCAATGAGGACCAACTCTCCAACAAACAGCAAGATGAGTTCTTCTCAGCAATTCACGACATAGTACATGATGACGATTTCGAGCACAGGGACACCATACACGACAACCTCAGAGAGGCTCTGGGTCTGGAGTTAGTTGAAGCCAATGAGGAGAACGGGCTTGACAAAGACGGACACTTCCACAAGGAGACAGGCAAGGCTCACAAGGATTTCAACCACCTACCCAAGTTGTCGAAGCACAGTGACAGGTCAATCAAGGGATACCAGAAAAAGAACGAGGGTGCATCCGAGGAGGAGGCAATAGCCGCTCACTATGACAAGTCCCTTAACGACATAATAAGGACAGGTCACGGAGATAGACTATCCAAGAAGGAGATTCTCTATGCATTGGGGTACAACGAGGACATGACCGAGATGACCGAGGATGATGACCATCACTATCCCAACTTCTCAGGCCCTCTGCTCGACAGGGACACTCTCATGTCGGTACTCGCTAAAGCAAAGTCCCAAGGAGACCTAGGTAAAGATGCCAAGGATATACGCAACGACATGCTCCTGCATGGCGGTCTGTACTTCGATGAGTCCGAGATTGACCCGGAGATGGCCGAGGTCATGCAGGACCTGAGGGTTTCCGACAGCACAGGTCACTACGGCCTCGGTGCTTTCTTTGCTCCGGCCTTCGCTGCTGGTGGTCTTGGTAGAAACCCCCATACTTTGATGGAGATGATATTCAGGCATTTTTCAGACGCAGATGGTGAAAGTCACCTAGGTGCGATAGACGGAGAGCGAATAACACCCAATGAGTATAACATAGGAATGATTGCACCTTTCCTCAACCACAAGCGTGGTGTCTTTAACACCCCAGCCAACATACTATCCAAGTACGGTCAGACTAAGATGTACGGAATTAAGGGTACAACTCCGAAGAACCAGATTCTCGCAAACCTATCACATCTATCACCCGGTCTGGTCAATACCATATCCAGATTGTCAGATGAGGAATTAGTGGAGAAGTACGGAAAGAACTACAGAATCAACAAACCACAATACTCCTCAGGTGCTACCAACTCAAGGATACCACATGGCAAGGGATACAAGAGGTCAGTGAAGAAGGAGACGGACATAGGTGGTACGAACCTAGCAGCAACCGTAGGAGCGGGTGAGGAGTTACCGACCGGGGACAACGTGCAGGATAGTTACGAGGAGAAGATAGACCCAGACCAAGTTTCCAAGTTCCAACATCTATGGTCGCACTCTATAGCGACTATGATGGGAAGAGGTAGTAGTGAGAGACCTGCCGGTATGCTCGGACTGTCACCAAACAGCCTCAAGTTGAACCTCCCTTCATTCGGTGCTAGGGTTGGTGACGATGAGTCAGTTGAAGAGTTCCTAGACCACTTCGGTCTGAATGATAGGATGGGAGGTACGTTGATGAAACAACACACAGATAGGATACATTCCCATCACAAGGCAATCACAGAGATGGCAATGGTCCTCAGGAAACTCAAACCGGAGGGTACGTTCAGCCCTGACAACCCCAACTTGGATGCGGAGATTGACGGTCTGTTCAGGGATGCCAACATGGTTCTGATGCACCTACCGAGGGGGGCGGAGATAGAACTACCTAACGGTGAGACTTGGACAAACAACCTCAAGGTGATGGAGCATGGCATAGACGAGAGAAAGACACCATTGCAGAGGACTGGACTTCACAGACTACCAGAGCACATGCGAGAGCACGGTTTCAAAATAGACTCGAAAACTACCCTAGACGACCTAGTGAAGCACCTAGGTATGGGTGAGGACGGAACTCACTCAGCGCACTATGGAAACGTGCTGGACTCGATAAAAGCATCACTCGACCCGAACAACGAGGATGACCACAGAGTGCTGATGTCTCTCAATTCCATGACAACAAACCCACCTGAGTTGTATGCAGGAGAGGGGCAAAGGATGTTCTTGGGGTATGACGACATAGACCACATGCACGACCATGCCGGGAAGATATTCGCATCTACCAGAGACCACACCGTCTCCGACGAGGAGTTCGAGGAGAAGTACGGGTACTCCAAAAATGACGTGCTTGGGTACACAAAGCGCATAGAGTCCCAGATGAGGGGACTCAGGGGTCAGGTCAACAGCCTTCCCAAGGAGGTTCAAGACAATCTAGGTCTGACATACTTTGCAGCGCCTGAGATAGGTAGAGGGACGGAAAGGCGTTCTGCTCTCTCTAACGCAAAAATCAAGGCAAACAAGAGCAACCGTGGGATAGACACACGAGCCAACTACATTCAACATGCGAGCAAAGACCTCTTCGTGCATGACCCCAATTTCGACCTGTCATCGTCACCTGCTATGATTGAGAGTGAGACCATAGGCTTCGGAGAAAGGGAACTGCACCCGATGGGAGTGCATGGCTCGCCCATCATGGACCTCTACGGATACTCAGGACTCATGGACCACAGCAACCACAGACTCAGGAAACCAACCGAGTCCTTCGATGCCACCTTCGGTGAACTCACATCAGGGCCGACAGGTGCTCCCCAACCGATGCACCCAGTACCCATGTCAGTCATCCAGAACGAGTTTGATGCTGATGTGGCAGCAGCAGTTCAGAAACTCGATGAACAGAACGTCTCTATGACTGGTGCTAACCAGTACATGGTCTACCCAGATGGCTCTGTACCAGCAGAACAATCGTACTCGATAACGACCAGCGAGCCGTCAGACTACGCTGCATACCTGCTCAATCCTGACTCACTAATGCTGAAAGGAGACGATACACCCAATTTCGTGCCTCCCATACGACCCATGCACAGGATATTCGATTTCAAGGATATGAAGCAACTCAGGGGCTTCACTGGTTCTTGGGTGGTTTCCAAGTGGTACGAGGGCGAGAGAGTCGTGGTCATGAAGTTGAACGACAAGATATCAGCGTACAACGAGCACAACTCAAGGATGAGCATACCTGATTGGGTCAAGGATGGTGTCAAGAACCTAGGGAAGAAGGACTGCACATTGGATGGTATACTCTCAGACGAAGAGTTGCACATCATCGACATCACCTACTACGATGACACCGATGTCACCGACATGACCATTCAAGAGAGATTGAAGATACTTAGGGGACAGTTCGATGGGTATGATAACGTCACTGTACCCGGCCCACATGACACACGCATGACTGACGACGAGGGTCTGGAAGACACAGTTAAGACATTACTTGAAGAGCATGACTGTCTACTCATCAGAGACGGTAAGAGCACATACATGAAGGGAGAGAAGAGACACCCCAAGTGGGTTCTATTGAGACCGAACAAGAGTGTCAACCTGAGGATTCTCGATAAGAGAGGCAAGAAGAGCATCACATACAGACTAGGTGCAGGTCCTCTAATTGACAATGAAGACATAGAGAATGCCACAGTAGATTACGAAGGGGAGGTGTATCTCGACGTAGGTACGGTATCAAGTCCGAAGCACTTCGATGAAGGTGAGATAGTCGAGGTAGAGGTCACCGGCATCAAGAGGAAGAAAATCAACGGTAGGGAAGTGTACGACCTGAATCCAGTGAAGATAGTAGGCGAGGGGGAAGGCGAGTCCAGTGTGAGCATGGAAACACTCAACATCCTAGCCAAGTCCACACCAAACCTACATTTCCCACATGATGTTGATATAGAGGACAACACGCTGATTGTCAAGACATATCTTGAGAACGACGTGTTCTACACACTGGAGAAATCCGATTTGGGGTACTGGGTGCATTCACCACGTACCCTCTTGTCAGAGTTCGGTGAATCCGATTATTCAATCAGATTATCTGAGAGTCTCAAACCATACTGGTCTCAGGTTGCCAGCATGATGCTCAAAGGTAAGGTCGAGAAGAGACCCATACCTGAGAAGAAGATACAGGATAAAGCGAAAACGCTGGCAGAGAAGAATCAGATACTCAAACCACAGATGGAGAAAGCACTCGGTGTCATGGTCAGGGTTCTGGATGTATTAGAGAAAGGACAATTCCCCATGAGCGGCGGCAAAGGGTTGGGTATAGAACTAGGTGGTAGTGTAGAAAGCCCTAGAGGTCCTACTACCCTTGATGGTGAGCAGACCCTGCCCGACTACGATATGAGAGCCAGACCCACGGAAGATGCTGAAAAACCGTACCCACATATGAAGCGGCAACAAAAGAGGGGTAAGGGTATCAAAAACGAAGATTCAGGCCCAGATAAAGAAGTAACAACAGTTTAGTTTGTTGCCGCTTCATATAAGTAGTATGACACAGTAACTCTGGGTCAGTGTGCTATCCCCATTGCGACAACCTCAGTCTGGAATTACACTCATCAAGGGTGGAGACCTCGTTGTTGCCGGGTATGCTAGCGTAGAAGTAGTTGACAAGCAAGGAGACAAAATTACGAAAGAAGCATTGAAAGGCGCATTCAAGAAATACATGGAGGACCACAGATACAGAAACGTGCAATTAGCGCATTCTAACATTCAAGTGGGTGAAGTAATTCCTAATTATACAGATAGTGAAGGGAGGTTGTGGAAAAGCGAAGTTGATGATGTCGGAATGTTTGTAGTTGTAGAATTACGAGACGACATCGAAAAAGCAAAGGAAGTCGCTGCCGAGATACGAAAAGGAGCATTAAGAGGCTTTAGTATCGGAGGACAGGCATTCAAACGAGTCAGAAAATCAGACCCAGTACATGGAGACTACCAAGAAATCAGCAAACTTGAACTACACGAAATCACAATTTGTGAGAAAGGAATCAATCCAGAAGCAACATTTAGGATATTAAAAGAAGATAAAAATAAGGTGAAAAAAATGACAGAAACAGAAAACGATGTAATGACGCAAATGACAGATGTACTGTCACGTCTGGAAGGCCGTCTCGACTCTATGGAGAAAGGGGAAATGCCACCGGGCTTGAAAGAACATATGCAAGGCAAGAAGAACGACGACGACGGCGATGAGAAAGACGACCAAGAGAAATTGTATGGTGACAAGAAAGAAGCCATGAAAGATGATGAAAAAGACGAAGATGTCGAAAAATCACAATACTCTGACGTTATCTCCTCTGAGTACCTGAATTGGATGGAAGACACTCTGAAGAGTGCAGGTGTGGACACAGTTGCCGCACGAACACACTTCGATGATGTCAACAAGGCAAACCTTGGTTCTACCCCAGAAGAAATTGGAGACGGAGCAGTAAGGTTTGGTGGACAAGCACCAAAGAGGGAAACCGTAGACGGAAAGCCAGAAGTACCCAAGGCCAACTTTGGCTCTGGTGGAAAAGGCAAGAAATCCACACTAGAGAAGTCTGACTTCCTAACAGCAGACAGAGTGTCTGACTCAGATATCGAGGCAGCATACGAGGTCTACAAAGCAGCAGCACTAGAGCAGGAGTTCAAGGGAAGCCTAGAGAACCACTTCTCCAGTCGCTTCGCTTCCGAGAGACAACAGGAAATAGCAAAGGCAGAAGCAGCAGCATTCGATGCTCGCAGCCCACTAGCCGCTATCGAGAAGTCCCTAGCCTCTCTATCAGAGCGCATCGACAGCATCGGCTCAGTTGAGTCCGGTTCTACTATCGCAAAATCAGAAGCATCCCTTCCAACCGTCGAAATCCCTTCGACTGAGGAACTCGCAACAATGAGTTGGGAAGAGGTACATAACCTCGCAAACAGCACCTTCAGGAGTGATTAAGAATGGCAAGAAACTACGTAAGAACAATAACAGATATGGAAAGATACTACTATGGAGCAGGTAACTCAATGGGTTACTCCTACTCCGGTAGTGAACTATTGAAAGCAGATGCACCAATGCTCTCTTCAACCGCTGGAACATACAATGCAATCTACGGACGCAAAGTATGGTCGCAGATGAACCAAGAGTTCAACGCATTCAGCATACTACCGAAGAGACCTTGGGACAGGTCAGGATGGAGAGTTCTAACTGACAAGCCTAACTCAGGTGCAATACACGGCGGAGTTGCAGAGAACGCAGCACTACCAGACACAGTGAAGCCAAAGTTCGAGCACGTGGCTGCAAAGCCAAAGACAGTCGTTCACACGTTCGACATGTCCGAGACTGCTATCTTCCTTGCTGACAAGGATGACGGAATGGGCGACATACGCTCAGTCCTGAAAGAAGAGATGGGCAAGCACCACGCAGAGATGACTAACAAGATGCTTCTAGCAGACGTATCATCTAGGGCTGGCAACAACTTCGAGTCTCTCGACAGAGTGACTATCGGTGACACGAGCGTGATGACCGCTGGCGGTACTCACTACGATGACCACGATGAGGACATCTACTCCATCGACAGAAGCGCAACTACCAACGGCTGGGGATATGCTGAGGCTAACGCTCACACCAGCGCAACTGACAGGGTTCTAAGCCTAGACCAACTAGACGACCTATTCCAGAAAATCTGGGTACGTGGTGGAAACCCCAAGGTCATTCTAACTGGATACGACACTCTAATGAGACTACAGCAACTGCTACAGTCCCAACAGAGATTCATGGAAGAGAAGAGAGTCACCCCAACCTACAACGGTGTCAAGGGTGTACCCGGAATGGAAGCCGGATTCGTAGTAGCAACCTACAACGGAGTCCCAATCATTCCTTCCAAAGACGTAGCATCAGATACAATCAGCAGGATGTACTTCCTAGACACTGATTACATGTACTTCAGTACGGCGATACCAACACAATACTATGAGAGTGGAATTGAGACTGGTGACCCATTCGCAATCAACAGACTAGGACAAGAGGGAATGTACAGGACCATGGGAGAACTTTGGACCACTTTCTTCGGAGGACAAGGGAGCATCAGAGACCTTAAGTGAGTCTGGAGATAAATGGAGATAAGAAGGTGAAAAAATGGCAACAGTAACAGCACACACAGCAATAGACACAATAACGACGTACCTAGACATACCTATGGGTGGAAACTCAGGTGGAGCAGTAGGCTCTCCTGAAGTTGACGGCGCAGGACTAGCAGACAACACCGCGTGGCAAAGCGCAGGTGGAGCAGCATTCGTTGCAGGAACATCAGGATACCCCGGTACTCTGGATGCTTTCGGAGCAACGAACACTGCCGGGACTAACGTACCAGTCTCAGGATTGAGGATGATTTCCGTAAGATGCAGAGCAACGGCAACCACGGCTAAGTTCGCAGTGAACGCATACAACGGCGACTTCAGCAGAATCTACGCCCTAATGAACTACACCAACGAGACCGACAGTGACGAGTCTCTTGCAGCACAAGTGACAGCAGTCGCTCACGAGACTGGTGAACTAACATTCACCGTTGGACACGCAAACGACTTCGTTTACCTAACATTAATTGTAGGCTGAGGTGGTTTCAGTTGCCAACCGTAACTTTTCTCGGACCACACCACAGGAGACTTGCTCCTGATGGTGGGCCTGAGTTCGTTAGGATGGTTTCGCAGGAAAAATCCCAAGCATGGATAGACCAGTGGAGAAACAGATTACCAGCAGAAAGGTGGGCACTTGAGGGAGACGAACCCCTCACCACCGATGCTGGTAACGACGGTCTACCAGATGATGGATGGCGCAGAGCCGACATCATAGACTGGGTAAGAGCAAACGGCGGAACTGTCGGTAGGGTCTACCAAACCAAGACTCAACTACTAGCACAAGTCGATACAATTCTAAACCCACCCGCACCTGAGCCGGTTGTCGAAGAGATAGCCGAAGAGCCAGTTGTGGAAGAAGTGGTTGAGGAAGCGGTCGAAGAGACGGCAACAGAAACAATAATGGAGGAATAAGAAAATGGCAATAGCATTTGACCCAAGACCAACGATAATAGGAAACCTAGTGTTAGTGACAGGCACTTTTGCAGACGGCGATACAAGCATAGACTTCTCAGGACACTTGGCTAGTCTAGTTTACGGCGATGTAATAGTAGTAGGCGGAGACAACGACCCGACTGAGGAAGCAAACCCGGTAGCAATTGGTGCAAACGGCACTACCCTGCACTTTAGTGAGAGCGCATCCCTAGGCGGAAGATTCATTGGCATAGGTTTCCGCAATTGAGGCGGTGACCTAGATGGCAAAGACACTTACGATACTTGGACCGTTCGCCCCTACTGACTTCAACAGCAGTAGTGCGAAGACGACGATGCAGAACGCAGTGGTTGCTGCTATAGGTTCTAACGCACCTGTGGCAGTTGACCCGCATACGATTCTGGGTAACGTGTATATATTTGTGACAACGAGTTGATGGTGAGGGATATGAATGGGTTTCGATATACAAACTCTTGAACTCAGCGACATAGAACGTGCACAGAAGCAGAACGTCAAACTAGCAGAGACTCTTGGAACTGGCTCGGTATTCAATACCGACAAACCTCTGGCAGGCACTGTCAGCAAGCAGAACAAGAGAGTCGAAGACATAAGCGACATACTCAACATAGGTGCGGGCACACGGTGCAAGCATTGTGGTCTCCTTCACTTCATGTTCGTGGAGAAGTGCAGTTCATGCAAGAAACCAATGGAGTACAACATGGGCCACAGAGATGAGGAGGCTCGGTGGTAATGCCACAGGTGTTCAGTCCCGGTGAGGCAGAGACAAGGCCTCTTGACCCCACTGCGATTGTATACACCACAGCACAGAAAGTTGCAGACCTACTTGATATAGGACCACAAGAAGCAGTCTTGATGTCAGCCAATGCAGAGGCTAACGCCGTATTCGTGACAGGGGCAGATTACAGGAACATCGGTTTCTCAGTCGGTGACACTCTTCTACTATACTCAGATGCAGACCCTATGGGGATAGATAGGGACATCACTGCAATTACATCAACGGCCAGTGGTGTCAAACTGGCATTCTCCTCAGCAATCAATCCCGGTCTCTATGAGACTACGGACAACGGCTACGTGCAGAACAAGGCAGCATTCACCAACGGCAGGACACGAGGGTTGACCAAGGACAAGGTGGATGCCATCATCAGACGCATGCAGGACAAGATAGACAACATGACACACAACTCATGGAGACCCAACCTAGTCACTGCCGAGTACATCAACTTCGACACATACAAACCATACAGGCGAAGATACTACACGGATTACGTGGGTACTACCCCTCTTCTATACAGGAATGTGCAGCAGATACTTCGTCTTGAACTATGGCAGGGAGATGACTACAGGGAGATTGGTGCAGCAGAAGGACGCATAGTCATACCCGATAGCGTAAACTCCCTATCAGGCTCTATCGTTCTATGCCCCGGAAACAGCACTGCATCCACTGTCACTTTGACTATGGGCACTGCATCCAATCAGTGGAGAGCAGACTTCGATAAGATAACCACAGCGCAGAACCTCGCTGACCTAATCAACAAGGAGGATAGAGTAGGGAAAGCAGGAGTGGACTTCTCACCCGCTTTCACATTAGAGGGAAGCACTGCCAACGTAGCAGTGAACAACGAGTTCCTCGCTACAGCAAACGCCGATTTAGGCAGTGGTATTGTAAAGATAACCAGCATGAGACCGATAAAGGGGGGTGAAACGTGCACAATAGCATCCACTAATTCCAATGTGACTATAGATGCAGCAATCAGCAATACTGCTGTTGTCAATAATGCTACGACTAGCGTACTAACTGTACATACGGTCGATGGTGACGGTAATGCAACAACAAAAAACACAACATCCGATTTCGTAGATTCTGGTGTCTTATCCGTTGGTGATACGGTTATCAGATATACTGGTAAGACCTCAAACGTACTCGATGCTAATGGGAATGTGACTTCACATGGTACATTCACTGGTTGTTCCTCTGTTGTAGGTTCTTCAGTAGACGACTTGAATGGACTCACCATCACTCAGCATAAAATGGATGTTGACCTACAGGGGAGCACTGGAGACGGTGGTAGGCTACGTGACTTCTGGCTAGACCCTGAGATGGGAATCATATACTTCAACAACTCATACCCGTTCTTCGAGTGGAACGCAGTCAAGGCATCCTACATCTACGGAGAGAGGTATCTTGAGAAGGCGATAGAGGACATGTGCACCAAGATGGTAGCCATAGACCTACTCATGAGCGATGACAGGAGCGTTCTCATACCTGAGGGAACACAGAACGTAGACCTCGCATCCAAGATACAGATGTACAAAATGGACATCGAAAACACCATTCCACGCTACAAAGAGGTGGTAAGTTTCCTATGACCAAGTACGATTCAGGAGATGAGATGCGTGGTAGAATCAGGGACACCTTTTCTGAGAACATAGCGAACCAATCAGAACTACTAAACTACTTCACAAAAAACCCATCCAACCTCAGAACGAGGAAGGAGAGGGAGGAGATGATGTCCGAGGGTCTGACCAACGACGAGGGTCTAATCACAGTGACCAAGACAGGTCTACCAGCATCACAGGAAATCATAGACAAGGTGATGAAGAGAGTGGATGAGAGGATGCTCACAGAGGGAAACCCTGAGATGAGGGAGCACAACTTCAACTACAGAGGTGGCAAACTGCTACCGATTGCCGAGGTGAAGAACTGATGGTAGCAACCTTCCTAGAGGGCATAGACGCTGTTCTCGCTGTCCTGAAAGACAATTGGAACAGGGGTAATACGGGCAACTACAAGCCTATCATCATAGACATAGCCGATGTAGGACCAGAGCGTGGAAAGAGGCTGGACATGAAGAACCACGACTATATCATGGTCTTCGAGACAGCACACAACGAAGAGACACCGGAACTATTGTATGACTTCGTTACCACTAGGATAAATATCACATTGGATGCGAGAACCATGAGAAGCAGAAAGCACTTGCAACTCATGGAGAACGAGATAAGAAGAGCAATCCATACCAAGCGCAAAGGAGACGGCGAGAACTACGACAGACTCGTGTTCAAAACGAGAACGGATTTGTCCGATAGGAGCAAAATGTTGTTCAGAACGACCTTTCAGATAGAAGTTGTTATCTTTGCAGAGTTAATCCCATGAGGTGAGAGAGAACCATGCCGTCAACAGTTTATCGTGGAGACCTGACTGAAATCACGTTCGGTCACGAGTCAGGAATCACAATAGAGCACAATGCATTCGGCTCTGTAAACTTCATCGCCAAGTCCGGTGCAAGAGACAAAATCAAGGACACCAGCGTCATCAAGTTCACTGGTGGAGCATCGGGAGCACCGATAGTAAGCGCCAAGATTGCCTTCCCAAGAGGCATGCTGGTCGGCAGTCAACTCGTCTTCAGCGGTCTAGATGGCAGTCCTTGGGATGTGAATGACAACTACAGCGAATCCGGCAGGGTGTACACCATTGTCGCTCAATCCGACATCGAACTCACCATATCCCCCCATCTACTGACAGACCACAGCGATGGTGACATAACGTCAGACTCAGGTGCTCTGCACATACTACCGTTCAAGACTCCCAGCATGGACACATCCATGACTCACGCAGGTCACGCAAATGATGCTGCCGAGAGGGTTCTCACTGACCAGTTCGTTGGACTGGTAGGCACAGTGGCTCTACCTGAGACCGTCGTGGACCTGAAGAGATACCACGTGGTCGGTCTAGGTCGAGACGTAGCAGTACAGACTCCGGGCAGGTTCATCAACACAGGTGGCTCTTTCGAGTGCAACATACACAACGGTCGCTGGTTCTACTACGCGCTAGGTCACGAGGTGGCCAAACTACCACTCACAGCCATAGCCGGTAAAGTGGAAGGCACTATCGCAGCAGGAACTGCTACTGCGATTCCATTAGACGGCGCAATTGCAACAGTCGCCGCTGGTGATGCACTCTTCAAGAGCGACGGGACATACGTGGGTAGATTGACTGCTGTTTCCAATAGCGGAGCAGACAGCACAATGAGATTCGAGGAAGGTGGTACTAAGGTTCAGTTGACGACAGCAGACACACTCGCTTTCAGCCCATCTGCTTTGTGTGGCCCTACAAGTACCTCAACAAGCCTAGAGACTGACGGTAATATCTCGCCCGGTGACTCCTACTTCGCCTACAGCGGCACTGCCGTCAGCGAACTAGGTGCGAGCGACAACGAGCCACCAGCAGCAGGGGACTATGTGATAATCCCTGAGTTCAACACCACAGACGTGCACACTCACAGGGAGACAGCAAGCGACGGCACTTGGCCAGCACAGGGCGCTGATAGCGTCATAAGCAAGGCCATCAAGACCGAGATAAGAAGGATAGTCGCCATAAACAACAGCAAGATATGGGTCGATGACCCCTTCAACTTCCACCACGACACAGACATGGACATCTACTTCTGTAGGTTCATGGCTGACGGGTCTAACGGCAGCCCGAACCTCCTCACCACAACAGCCAGTTCAACTGCTGGTACTTTCGGTACATTACAGAATCCAGTTGAGAAACTCATCTACTCCAGAACCAACCTACCATCCTTCGCCATGGAGGTCAGCATCAGGAGGAACGACACAGGTCTTGGTGCAGGCACAGCAGCGACAGAGGTCGTGGATGGTAGTGCAGGTGACTCAAAGCAACTCACACGTGTATTCCGTGGATGCAAGGTGAAGGACTTCTCGCTCAAGGCCGATACTGATGCTGCTTTAAAAATGACAGTGAACTTCGATGCTGCTCTATGCTACACCGACACTGGTAGATTGGAAGACTCGGAAGAAGGTGACAGGTATGACGCACACAGGCTCTTCGAGGACACGGCCAACACCGAGGTCAAGAGGAAGGAGTCCGGCATAGCCAAGAGGACTCAGAAGCCATTCATGTTCTACAACGGGACTATGAGGGTCAAGGGTACTACCCTTGGTCAAGTCGTCAGTTTCCAACTCAACGGCAGCACCGGAGTACAGCAGTTCTACACCATCACAGGTGCTAACGTCGCTGATTCAAAGACTGACCAAGTACCATTCGCAGGCACTAGAAACCCAACCATATCCGTCGCTGGCAAGACCGAGTACGACATGGAGATGGAGATAATAGTAGACGACCCGCTGTTCTACCACAACATGAGAAGGAGCATAGACAACTTCGATGACACCACCACAGACACCACTGACGCTGACATGATACGCCTATCATTCGTCAAACAAGGCGGTAGTGGTACTAAAGAGACCATAGAGATTCTAATTGATGACTACTTCATTACAGAAGCACCACTGCCCATACCTGAGGACAAAGGACCGATAAGGAGCATGCTGAAGATAATGCCTAAGTCAATCAAGGTCATAACGATTGACCCTGTGTTCCATTCCTGAGGTTTTGAAGATGATGCCAGCACTAAGAGAGAGAGCCAAGAGATTCAACAGAATCTCCAAAGAGGACTACCTCTCTTGGATGTCCAGTAGGACTGGTGTGGTAATCACACACGTACCATCAAGGGAAAGAGCACACATAGACGCTGCTTTCGAGGCCGCTCTTGCCGTTCCTGAGGTGGTAGAGGAGCAACCTGCTTGGGTGGATGCTGCTGAGGAAGTGCTAGCACAGTCAGAGCCAGAACCTGAGATGCAACCTGACGTGCCTGAACAAGCACCTAACGAGGGTGACATATGGACTGGCCTTCCTGAAGCAGAAGAACAACCTGACGTGCCTGAAGAAGCACCAACGGATTCCCCCTTTGACATAGACACAGATTACGATTCGATGACTGTCGCAGAACTACGTGACGTATGTAGAGACAGAGGACTTACGATTCGAGGTACTAAGGCTGAAGTCGTGCTCCGATTAAGGAGAGACGACGAAGGCATTACCGAAGAAACACAACCAGATGACGAGACCGAAGCCCCCGCAGAAGCGGCTGCTGAGGAATCGTCGGATGCCCCCGCTGAAGAAGCGGCTGTAACCGAGGAAGTGACAAACAATGACGAAAGTAGTGAACAAGAGGAAAATATTGACGAATAAACAAGAACACAAGCATGAGATACAAGTCGATGGGGAAGACCCTGAGGCTATCATGGAAGTGTGGATAAGAGACATAACGTATTTGGATGTACAAAAAGCAGCACAAACGATGTTCGTGGTGAATGAATCCGGCGTTTCTCTTGATTTAGAGGCATACTGGTCGTATGCTTTCACTAACTGGGTCGTAGGCACTAACCCGGAACTAACCATAGAAGAGATGAGACAACTCAATGCATATGCCGGTGAACAACTGGCATCGCTCCTCCCTAAGCCTGATGAGATGGCGGAGGCTATGCAAGGGGGGTTTACCAAAGCGAACAACTGAAGGTTGAGAGTTTTCTGAAGAGACAAGAGATAGAGTCATCAGAAGACATCGAACTTCAACTACAGTTGTTTGCATATAACATAGCAAAACACTACGGGATTTCATTGACAGAGGTATACAACATGAGTGAGGAGATATTCAAGCAATCACTGGTATGGGCCATGGTGTATGACGCAGAAGAAGAGAAGCAGGCAGAAGATGCGAGAGTCAGGTCCAACACTGAGAGCAGTGATATAGTGAGACTAGACTACTCCTTCTTACAGGAGGATGATTTCTAATGGCATTCGCACCAATCTTGGCATCTCTAGCGGCCATCAACTCATCCACCTCCTTGATTCAAGGAGGCATATCTGCGGTGCAGTCTGGCATAAGCATGATTGGTCAGTTATTCACTAAAGTTTTCAACAAACTCGGAGAAATCGCTGTAAGGATATTCACCAAAATCAAAGACTTCATTGGTGACAAAATAATGCCTGCTCTTGACCCACTAATAAAAGTGGCAACAACAGTGTTCAACGGTGTGATGGGTGTTGCTAAGAAGTTCATAGATTTCATCATCGACGGATTCAGCAAGATACCAGAGACCTTTAACAATGTAAGAGAAAGCATAACCACCAATCTGGGCAAGATACCTGAGGTGTTTACATCAATCAAGGAGAACATTATCGAGAAACTAGGCAACGTCAAGGACTTCATCTTCAGCATACCTGAGAGAATAACAGACGCTATAGGTCGTGTGGGAAGTAGAATAGGGACGTTCATCCAAGGTATAAGAAACAAACTAGGAGGTGTTGGTGAGTTCATAGGTGAACAGTTCGCCAAGGTAGGCGACATCATAATGTGGCCTTTCAAACAAGTCTGGAATATCATTAAGAAAATCAAAGATGCAATCGCTGGTGCTGTTGGTGGTCTGATAGACAAGGCTAAGGGTATATTCGGTGGAGGCAAGAAGAAGGCTGAATCAGCAGCGGCATCCGCTATGAACACAGTCGCTCAAGCAATAACCAACAACTTCGCAATCACAATCAATCTAACTAGCACCGTTGGAACAACTAGAGAACAAGCGAGAGAGATAGGAGAACTCTTGCAAGAGGAAGTTGCTAGAACATTGGGTGGTACAACAACGAAGAGTAGGTATGCATAATGGCGGCAGCAAACGGTGTTCCCATCAGGCTAGTTCATGACAATGGACAGTTGACTGAGATAAACGCCCAAAGCATGACCATGACAACACAGAGGAAGACGGGTGGTATGCCCACTCCCTTCACTGGTGGTATAAGAGTAGGGCTTGACCTCAACATGAACAAGGCGATGATTCTAATCAATGCAGTGCTCACTGACGACAGGAATCTGGTAGGCTCTAACTTAGCAGCGAAATCTAGGATAGACTTCTCATTCACACTGATGGGAGGTCAGACGCAGAGTTACCTAGACGGTGATGGGGCTACCAACTCCAACATAAACAAGTTATTCAACAGAACATACAGCATGCTCGTTAACAATTCTGCTGTTGAGTTCAGTTTCTCTACTATCAAACTCACCTCGCATGACGGTACTACCTTCAACATCAGACTCAAGAAACTCTCATCAGGAACATTCACCAACACCACGAACACTGATTATATCATAGGAATCAACCCAGCAGGCTCACTCACTGCTGCTGGCTTCGCCACTGCATTCGCAGACCTGATAAACAACACATCTAATTTGGCAGCCAAGTTCACTGCATCTAAATCAGATTCAGCAGTTACTGGTCAGACTAACACGGTAGTGACAATAAACCAAGACACCACAGGGGAAGACGGTGACAACCTCACTCCCATATTCTCACAGAAACCCAACGGGTACAGGCCTCCCTCTCATGAGAAGTTTGCTGGGGGTCTCACCGTATCCAAGAGGTCAGCGGGAGACAAGGCGATGGACCTCTACGGTATCATGAACAACTCCAAGAAAGAAGGTATTGAGAAGTTCGTTTTGGGATTAGGAATGGTGGCAGGAGGAACTGCGGCAGCCATGACTGGTGTAGGTGCTCCTGTTGGTGTCGGTGTGGCAGCAGCAGGTGTGGGGATTATGATGGACGGGGCAGGTAGAGGTAGTGGATACATCAAGGGTATACAAATACCATACAACTCGACCATACAAGCAGACGGGGATACATTCGTCGCTCGCAACTTCATCATGCCCACAGGATTCGGCAAATCATTCAATGACAAGAGGAGCGACAACAACTCCAATCCAGCAGGCGCTACCTTCAAAGGTAACAAAACAGGAATAAAGGGCACAGTAAACAAATTAGATATCACATACAATGCAGGCGAGAACGTCTACAACATTGTGATGCAATTCGTGCCTGTGGATTTCTTGTTGTGATATTATGCCTATACTCGGTCGTTCAAACCATGCTTTTTTCTTCGATGGTGTGTCTGACAGCATAGTCGTTCCACAAGGCACTATGAGTCGCTTGGGAAAAGAGACATCAGATGGAACTAAGTCAAAAGTTAACATACTGGGTGAGAAGCAACACATAGAGGGTGAAGGCTCACTATCCGGTATCCTGAATACTCAGATTTGCATAGAGGCTTGGGTCATACCAGACTGCGGTGGTGTGGTAGTAGAGAAGGAAGACCAGTTCAAATTATCAATAGGGGAGATAGACACACCCGGTCCTGCAACATTCGAGGTGTTCCTCGACACGGATGCAGGACAGGAGCATCATTTCATATCCACAGCGACTAAGGTATCTGGTAGAGGATATGAAGGAGTCGTCTACCCTAACTCTGAGTTCGGTGGCATCCACTCATCATACAACAAGTACAACGGCTCATACGACGACCCGACTACCCTCAACACAGACCAGCGCCCCCTGATGCACATAGTGGCAGCAGTGAGGACTGGTGCTATAGAACTCTACATCAATGGTGAGTTGATGGTATCCAAAGAGTTGGCGAACAGAACCCTACAGATAGCCAAGGGTAACTCACACGTGTATGTCGGGGGAAAAGGAGGACAATTCAGGGGAGTGATGGAGTCACTACACATATCCAGTAACTTTGAGGAAGGCTCGTTAGAGAGGTCTGCACCCGTAGCCAACCAGAATACGTTGCTGCTTTATAGGTTTGAAGAACCAATAGCACCTGTAGAGGAGGTCTACACCTTCTCCTCGATATCAGACAATGGCACTAGCATGGATGGACAGAGCGTCACCATATCCCAGATATCACTCAGCACTGCCGATGCGGTCAAACTAGCCAAGAAACTCACTGGCTTGGAGACGGTATCTGGTAACTACGTGTTCTCTAAGGACACCACAGGCACTCACAAGTTCTCAGGTGGGGACTACAAGGTTATCAATTACCTACAGAACACAGGCACTCCGACCACATACGCAGTCTCTCACACACCATACAACCTGCTCATCAACGCTGGTGCTACAGACAGGGATGTCTTCAAGCCCAACAACAAGCCCCCAGAGAGAGTCAGGCTTCACAACATCAACACATCTACTGGGAACTGCCTCGTGTCCAGCGTGCATCTGGACTTCTCCAGTTCAGTCAACGGACTCCGTAAGGCTCTCCATAGCAGAACAGCGGGTGTTGACAACTACTTCGTGGTCATCGGTGCTGACATGCTGATAGACAGCGCCAGTGGCAGACCATACCAACCACCTCATCACTCCACTCAGATAATAGACAGGACAGGGCAAATGGTGATTGACGAGAGTCCGTTCGCTCTGCATGGTTTCGTCTACTCGACCAACATGGCCACAGACACCTCAACCAACGCATATGCGGCCACTTGGCCTACCGACGTAGACACATCCTTCCAAGTGGGACACAGCGGGAGACACATTCTCAATCACGTTGATGGTCATGACTTCCTCAAGATGATGCCAAGAGCACAGGAAGAGGTAATCGACCAGCAGATAGATGGCTCTGCTGATGTCATAGATGTGATGTACGATGTCTCCAAGGGTGGCATTTCTGACCAGATTTCAATCAACAGTAGAGTCGATGTTTACAGAGACCAAGGTACGGTTCTGATTGACGAATTAGTCAATAAGACAGAGGCACAAGTAGTATTCGACAACGGATTGGTCGATGCACAGAAAGAGGTTATTGCTATCGGTGGACCTAGTTTCGACTACCTACCTTTCATGTTGAAAGGTCCTGTTCCTCAAGACTTAGACAATCTCAATGCAGAGACGCGCAGACTTCATCTCAGGCCTAGTGAGAAGAGCAGGGTAGCACTCCTCAAAGTACCTGCCCTGACTTCGTACGACCTCGCCCCCTTCGTTAAGGTCTACTACAATGCGATAGACCTGACTGGGGCTAGTATGAGTGGTGTTAGCCAACCTTTGTTGATGGTGGAGAAGACAGTACCTGCTGGCACTACCATAGTCACTGGTACTACAACTGTCTTCAGCCTAATCAAGACAGCGATAGAAACAAACACCATCAGGTCAGAGGTGTTCGCTGCTGGTGGCTACATAGACTTCACAGACACTGATGTGCTCAAAGGGTCATTGAGGCAAAATCACTCTCTCATAGGAGATGTGAGCGAGGGATATGAGGCTGATGATGAATTGGATGAGAGTCTGACACCAATCAACTACAAACCCATGACACCCACCGGAATCACCGTAGACGGCGACCAAGCATCTGGCGGGGGCACTTCCATCACCACTAGCGGAAACAGCAGTGAGAGTACACATATAGCGGAAGGCGACGACATATACAATTCTAATCTAGCGTTCGTCGGGACAATAGCCTCAGGTGGTATAGGCACTAATATCACGCTGACTACCAACCGTGCCGCTGCTGTCACTAATGGAGAGCAGTTGTACATAGGAATAGGTACTAATGCTTACCCTAATCAAACACCACAGATAATCACAGCCTCGCACACACCAACCACTAAACACGACTCAGTGTTCAACAAGATGGTCATAGAACCCAGCAGGAGCAAGAACGACTCTCTCACAGACAAAGGTCTGTACTTCAGGAGAGAGCCTAGCGAGGTCATACAATCACCATCCAACGGTGAGTTCGACAAAGCAGGCACAGGTTCTGGCACACACATCTACGAAATGTTCGATGTCATCGACAATCAGTTCCAAGATGATGGTAGTGTGAGAGTTTTCATACAACCCTCTGATAGGAGGAGAGTCAATCAACTATCAGGACTTAGGTCGCAGTCTAGCGATTTCAAAGAGCCTAACAACATCACTATGATGTATCTCATGAGCAGAGCCAGAATCAGAGCGGTGCTAGACTCTGACCAAGGTGGTGACAGTTTCACCACAGTGCGATGTGTGGGTCTCACAGAGTCAACAGTCAACAGAGCAGTAAGTGTGAGAGGCAAGGGCAGCCCAGACTCACAGGTGGTCAAGGAGATAGAGCCTAACGCACCCGTAGTCACAGTCACCCTTGGTGGTCCGGGTCAGGGTGCTATGGATGTCAAACCCACATACGACCCAAGCCCACTGGCTAGACTACCCTTCTCGACTAGGAGAAACACCGCTACCCTCGCTAACTTGGCCACTGCAAGCAGTGGTGGTGGAGCATTGGGAGTCAAACCTCTCAATAACAACTCCACTGATTTGGCCTCTTGGGGCACATACGGATTCCCTGACCTAGGTAGAGTCTACCTACAAGATGGTAGCAGTGCTAGATACGACAGCAAGGATGGTACGAGTTTCACATTCACTGATGCCAGCAGTGCGGGAGAGGGCAAGTTCCTGCTTGCCAATGGCACTGAGTTCACAGTCTTCGCAGACTGGTTGTCTGCTACTGACATAGCCAGTGGAAACACATTGGGTATAGTGAGCGTCTCAGTGACTCTATTCGCAGACCGATTCTTCGATGAGTCATCCCTCGCTGAGGATGGTACTACCCTCAATGACAGGATGTTCCAAGGCATGAGCGATGTGCAGCATGACTACCAACTCGGCACTCAATACGCAAGCACAAGGGCGATGGTGGAGATACCGTTCTTCGCAAACCAGTTTTTCGATGACGTGCGAACCGGCACTTTCCCCGGACCAGACAACTCGTTCAAGATTCACATAGACGCTACACACACCCCGCACACGTACAACCCAAGTCCTGTGGGTAGGAGACCGAAGGGTGTCGAGCCTTCGGACAGGGAAGCAATGTCAGCCTATGCCCTCAACAAGAGGCAGAACAGGTACACACCATCAACCAGAATCACTAAGGTCAGCAGCACTCAATACCAGTATTTCATTTATGTGGAAGACATCGGTATGTTCCCTAGAGTGCAGCAGGGACACGATACCGGTAGCCTAGCCTTGCAAGAGAACTCTGATGACGATGAGTCATACCAGAACGTGGATAACGTAAGGAACTACAGGAAGATGTTCCTAGCCAGCGGAGAGTGGGCCTACTACACTGAAATGGACTTGACGACTGGTCAGACTCTTCTAAAAGTGCCTAAAGGAGATAATGCAGCGAACTGGGCCTACTCTTCAGGATTCCTCGATGAGGCTGTTGTTGGTGCTTCAATAACTACTGGTGGACCTTCGCTTCCACTGGAGGGCATAGTCCCGATAGGCTCTGATGCATTCACACCATCCTCGGACTTCGAGAACAGGTCGGAGTACTACCATGACTCAGCCAGCGTCAAGACACAGGGAGGTAACGTGGACTACGGTCTGCGTCAGTACGTCAGCGCAGTGGAGTTCAAGGAAGGGCCTGAGTCCAACCCACACGCACCGAGGATAGTGAGTGGTAGGGCAGTGGGCACAGTCAACACTGTCAACTTCAAGAATCTGTCAGGGAGTAGTGGTGCGTTCGTTAACCAAATCCTCGTCACCATGTCTGAGGAGGACATGGGTCTCTTCCCTGACTTGGACTACGAGGACATGAGTGCGTACTCCTTCTCATCAGGCGAGTTCCTGTATGAGGCGGAGACTATAGACAGCACTGGTGCAGTCAGGAAGTTCCACTACTACGGCAGACTCACCAAGAACAGCATCAATGATGTCATTGCAGCCAATACCCTAGTCTTCGTATACAGGGATGTATCATCATCAGAGCCGAGTTGGGTGACCGCACTACCCACCAATGAGATAAGACTGACCAGAAGGGTGAGGGACATCTTCGGTGATGTTGACGGGGATGACGGCAACAACGCAGCCTTGAAGGAGGCCAACAACGAGAACATAGCCAAGACCTTCAGACCCTTAGATATCGGTGCAGACGATGGGTGGACAATCACCGCTTCTTCACTAATCAGTTTTAATGTGACTATTTCTAACAGCAACGGCAGGCTAGCAGGCTCTAACACTCTAGGCCTGAATCTAAGAAAGGGAGACCTACTCTACTCAGAGGAAACGACCAGTAAGATACTCTACATAGGAACAGTGTCTAAAATAGAGGACTACGACGATGGTACTTACTCTGTAACTCTAGGAGGGTTTGCTAAGAACACTGCTTCAGCAAAACCACTAAGGCTTTCCATAGCCAACGCATACGAGGAAGACCCTGACGCTGTTCTCAACAAGTCGTGGAACTACCCATACGCTGCTGGTGGACTGAGGAGCGGTGACACGATATGGGCCAACATGACAATCAACAACCCCTATGCGACAGAGGGTTTGTTCTCCAAAAGCAGAGGTGTGTTCAACGAGGCTCAGGTATGGAAGGGATTCAACGGCGGTGTAGCCAGCCTCGCTGCATCCAGACCTAGGGAGAGCGTGCCATTGGAGAACTTCCTCATCGGTGACACCTGCCTTGAGACAGCCATAAACTACGCACAGCACGTCAACCAGACAGTCAAGGAGAACTACAAGTCACTGGGCCTCGCTGAGTCACAAGCACCCAAGGTGGCTTATGTTGACCCCTATCTGGCTGAGGATGGGCATGCTAGAGTGCTTCTCTACGACGTGGCTCATGACAAGGAGTTCATTGCTTTCCAAGACTTACACATGCAAGTCCAGACGAGTGCAGAGGCAGTCACAATCGGCAGACCGAGGAATATGGTGGTGGGTAGTGGTACAGCACCAGTGGACTTGGCTGAGTACACTGCCACTTTCAACGGTGGTGGTCCTTCGTGGATAACCACCCAGATAGACGTAGCAAACGGCTACCCCAGCGAGAACAGGTACATCCGCTCGACACAGCAGTCCAAGTTCATAGAGAGCGCATACTCACATGACCTAGCCAACAGGATAGGCACTAACGTGATGACAGCGGTCAACGGCACTCTACCGTCTAACCTGCCTGCTAGCGCAGTCACATCCTCATCACCGGGAATATACGGCAAGGCTCACGGTCACCACGTGCATACCGGATACAGCATATTTGGTGAGGCCAACAAGTACTCAATGGGAGACAGCGTTCTACCGAGGACAAACGACTCTACGGTCAATCCATTCACAGCGAGCAGCGACCATGCCTTCTCAAGGACAAAGAGGTCGTTGACCGAGGCATTCACAGCGGCACTGGTCAAACTCAGAAGAGACGCATCCACGAACACTTTCCCCACTACCCTAAGAGACCCATCGACCTTTTTCGATACACCAGACGGCACTCGTGTCATACCAGCCTTCCTGTGTCTCAAAGGGATAAGAGACACATCGCTCGACCTCACAGGTCATGAGGAAGATAGGCTACAGCATCTCAAGCAATGGACAGACATGGACTTCCTGAGAAGGCTTTCGATAGACTGCGGCGCTGTTTCTACTAAGTCTGGTGTGGTGTCGATAGAATCAGCAGCACAGGAGATTGTCAGGCAAATCAACCAAGCAGGTGCTCCCAAGGGACAAATCGTTGTTGACAAGGACACTACCGGCAGCGCCCATGACCCCGCTCCCTTTTGGGATACAGACAAGGCGTTCTCCTCTCGTGACAGAGGGACTCACATGGGGTACGTCAGAGCACACATGGGAAGGGAAGTGCAGGACAGGAATGGCAACAGGGGCTTCACTGTCGTCATTCACAGCACCGTGCCCGGTGCTAGTGGAAGGAACTTCTGCGTATGGCTCGACAACAGCAAGGGGCAGAGCGTCTACCAACCGGACTTCCTCATAGGGCATGGTGGTAGATGGCGTGACTTCTGGGCACTCCCTGAGGAGAAGGAGGGTGAGAACATGCATCCCGCACCCATGCCACTCAACAAGCACGGTAGGCCTTTCGCACCAATCACCACGCTCACTCAGTACGTCAACCCAGACGAGACGGGGGAGAATGTAATCAGCACGACTGACTTCACAGATTCCGACGATGACAGCAGCCCCGTCATCAGAGCCATATCGAATGCACTGGGTGGAGGCCAGCAGTTCAATACCGTCAACACCGAGTCATTCTCCACGATAGGCTCATCATCCACCATCATACAGGGACTCAGAGTCGGCAAGAACTCTTTCGGTAGAGTCAATTTCGGTGGACTGGTAGCCAGCGGTGTACCCGGATTCTCACCAATAGCAGGACCTTGGGGCTTTGGCAAGAAAGGCTCTCAAGACTTCAGAGACACATACGGGCAAACCACAGAGGTCGTATCCTACACGTCTCACACTGATGCTAACCAACTGAAATCCGACACGCTAGGGGACTCACCAATATACGGTCTCAAACTGACAGACCACAGGGGAGGCAATCACGGTATACGCTACATCTACAGAGGTGCAGGACTAGGTTTTGCAAATGACAACACTGTCCTACCCGATACCATCTCCAATGAGGTCTGTATCTTCTTCGATGACAGGGACACGACGCAGGGCGGCTTCACCATAGGCAAGCACATGCGTGGCACTGGTGATGCCACTGGAAGGATGAACACAGACAATGCCAGTACAATGACACAGAAGAAATGGACAGGCAACAGATGGAGAGGGGTGTCTGCACCAAACATAGCAGTGGACTGCGAAATAAGCAGAAGCGGTACTACTCTTACAGTAGACCTACAAGCACCTTTCGACAACAATAGTGGACTCGCACATCACGATGTGCTAGGATACCTCGGCTTCCCAGTCACGAACGGCATGATACAGGTGACAGACGCTGGAGGCGGCAACGAAGCCATGACCTACTCCTACACGAGAAGGACACAGAATGACAAGAGTGGTACTCACAAGTTCTTTGGTATCGCTGGTGATGAGGCAGACCACACGTATGACAGTGGGGAATATCTCATCAGCCCTACCCTCAACTGGACTACGCTCGTCACTGATGAGTTGATGGCTGCTGTCACCACTGCTGCAATCAATGCAACAGCGCTTCAGTTGACCGAGGGCATAAACTTCGACTGCACCGAGATGTATGCCACCAACGGCAAGACGTTCGGTGACATGGGTGTGTTGCCTGATGCCATCACCATACGAGCATTCGACCCCACCAAGAACATCACACCGATATCAGACCTCTTCAGCGCATCGTTGCACAACGATTTCGGGATGCAAGCGGCGCATGTCGAGTTCGGTGAGGTGGAGAAGACACAACTGCAAAACACAGGCTGGTCCTTCGGCACATCCAGAGCGACGAGAGACGCAGACATAGAAATCAACAGAAGAATAGCCTGCGGGTACATACCCAAGACCGTTCTTCAGATAGCCACCAGAAGCAGAGGACCTAACGGCAATACGGCTACTCCTGTGCTGGTTGACTCACTGAACAACCCCGTTGACATCAGCGACTGGAGAAAGAACCTGAAGGGTGAGAGTTTCACACGCCACAGTGGAGACCACATTCTGCCGATGATAAACAATCCGACAGCGGTGTTCGCACATGCCTCTTCCGCAAACAGCGATTGGGCAGCGGGAGGCACTCAGAACCTCACACTAGACCACGAGATGTGGAACTTCCTCATACCGGCAGGGCAGGAGGGTTCTGGCAGCAAGATACCGTCATTCGGTGAGACCAAGACCATCTTCATGAACGACAAGAAGTCTGTCACTGTAGAAAGTCTCAATGGCGGGACTAGCACGACCAAGTTTGTCTGGTCAAACGCATCAGAGGACTGGCCCGCTGCTGAGGTCAGTGACATCTTAGCCTTCTCGCACTGGGCCAAGGTGGATGTGACCAAGCACTTCGATGGACTGCGCTCGCTAGGCAGCGTGTTCTCCGAGCCATACGTGTTCTTCAGAGGGGGGAAGAGCAGCACCGACCACAGCGTGCCCCTGTTCTTCGGTGGTGGATTCAGCGGTGTGACGCTCGACATCAACGACGGTACGAAGAACGACTACTCCTCATTCTACACACATCCGTATGCGAATGGCCCTACAGGGACTACAGGCATACAGAACGCCAACGAGATATCCACCAGTTTCGCCCTGCTTGACGGCAATGCGATGTTCGCCTTCTTCCCCGGTGCTGCTTTATGTAATCAACACAGGGGAAGCATACTACCACCGATGTTCAACAGGGACAACATACTGTCACCAGACATATCCAGAGGCACAGGCACAATCAACAGCAGTCATCCCAACTCCACTCCCTACACCAACAACTCAGGCACTGATGTCGCAGTGCAGAAGCCCAGCCCACTGATACTCAGGTTCGCACACCCCACTGCCAGATACGAGGACCACAGGGATGGGACAGACAGCAAGACCACGTACATCATCTTCGGGCCGGGTCAGGCGTTCCCATTCGCACAGGAGGTGGCAGACAACGCCGGTAGTTACAACATCAAACAACCCCATCCGGGTAGGGTCATAGTGAACGGCAACGGACACAGCAAAGTACCCAAGGCTACCAGCACTAGGAGATTCCCCAATCACATAGAGAGCGACGGGGTGCTTGCAAACGGCACTTTCGGTGAGGGCTACTTCATGCCTGAGGCCTCTGCCTACCAGTTGGCAAGAGGTAGATTCCACTGGAGAACGACCCTCAACTGGGAGACACCACAAGGCAAGCCCAACCTAGCGATACTCAAGCAGTCACAGGCATCAGGCAGGATGTACGGCAATCACTTCAATGTGAGAACAGCAACCTCAGGCATAGATGACGATTTGAAGAAGGCTCACCCAATGAGACATTGCTCGGTGATAGGACACGGTGTAGCCATGGCCGCAGACATGGTGTATCACATGGATGGGGGATACCACCCCGGTGGTCATTGGATGGACAACCAAATCACATTCAACCCGCCACATCCCAAGGGTGAAACCATACTACAGAGATGGGGCAGTGGTTCATCAGATACCACATTGCATCCAAGCGCATACAGGGTGGCAGGACCAATCACCACCAAGGTACTGGCATACAGCGAAGTCGTTGCCTCTAGCGAGGTGGACATGGAGTACATCATCGTGGATGCGACAAGATGCCAGAACGGTGAGGAACTAGCCACAGTGGTAGGGTCAGCCATCAATGCCTTTCCCGGTGCTGGTGCACTCAAGGCCATGGGTGGCACGCACATGCCATCAATGGGCAACGCAATGAGACAGGATAGGTACGGGTGGGTGGAGAAGACCTACTCTGCAATAGTCAACTCAGACAGTGACCCTGATAATAATCACATCACAGTGACCGGAGGCACGCAGGATGAGTTGGAGAGGCTACCTGCATGCGGCTGGCTCAGGACAGACGCTTCAGGTTTCGCTCCCTACTATGCCAGAGAGGTACACAACGACGGTGCTTGGAAGGCCAAGTTCTACCTCGCACCGAACAGAATAAGTGGACAAATGAAGTTTGAGGACCAGACCACTTGGTATGATACAACTGGCGATAAAGATACATTCCCCACAGTCAACTCAGGGAGTATTTGGGTATGGTCGAAAGCAGGAGTTCACAGATTCAACAACGAAAACACAGCAAGTCGTGACCACATGTGCCAGAGTCACTTCTCAGGTCTGGTCGATGCCATAGACAGGACAAGACCGATAGGGACAATGGGATGGGCAGGAGAGAGATACTCCTACCTCAACAGCCTGAAGGTGGGAACACAGGGATATGCCGCTGGACTAGGTGCTTGGCATCCGATGCTCGGTTTCTCACCTTATGGTAGCGCATCCTCTGCAATAACAGCACTCAGTCACCTACCTATCGTTGGCGCTATGGTACACAGCCCTGAGGCATCACCACCAGTGGATGGCATAGGAAACAACCTGATGACATACCTAGGTAACCCATACAGTAATTCCACTGGTTTCAGGGTGAATAGCGACAGTCAGGCTACTTACACGATTGCACACGACACCTCTGATGCTCCTCACACCATACACACCAAGCCTCCCACATACATCGACACCACTCTACCTGACTTCATGACACACCCACAGGGGGTGTTTGGCAGGGCATTCATAGTGGTGAGTTACGAGTGTGAGAGTGCTCTTGTGGCTAAGTACGACAGGGATGGCATCACAGGTCTAGGTGACTGGTTGCAAGTCAAAGGTGCTGCCGCTAACAGTGTAGCCAACCCCATTCACTATGCTGGCACTACGAGATGGGATGAGCGATTCCACGGTCAGGACCGATTCATAGCACCAGCGAACGCAGGTCCTAACGTAGAAGCGATGGTACACACCACACCTACTGTGAAGACCGTCAGCAACTACACAACGAACCACACACTGGACACTACCTTCGATGCGGAGTACTTCCTGCACGGTACTGCGAACAACTCCACTCTTGAGAACGCCATACCAAGCCTGCACAAGACAGGAGACCTGATATTCGACCTAGACCACTCAGTAGGCTCATTCTTCCTTGAGGAGACAGGGGTTGAGAGAAACGTCGCAGCCGACCTATACGGTAATGGTATTGGTGGTAGTAGTGGTGAGGACTTCACACAGTTATACGATGACAGTGGTACACCATCACACGACGACTTCTGGGTCGGTGATGTGAATGCATACGACCTGTACAAGAGGTCAGCAGCGAAGAACTTCTCGATAGAGCACATAGTGTGGAAGAGGATGGATGGTGGTAATCTATCACTACCAGCAATCAATGCACGTGGTCTGGGCGCTGTTCCCTTCGTAAACAGGGTGAGTGGCAACAACGCCTACACCATGGGTGAGAAGATATTCGGCAACGTGAGATTCACGTTCGAGACCACCAACAGCGCCATGCTACCAGTGCTACAGGCACAGGAGTTGAATCACCCCCAACTCGCATCCAAGTTCCCACTCAACATACAGAACGTCTTGGAGATACCCAACGAGGAGATGCAGTTCGGTGAGATGACCGTCACTGACGACTCAGGACAGGAGCACGTGCTTGAGGGCGGCAGTCCTCTGGGTACAATCATACGTGGCTTCAGGAAGGTCACGGACAGGCAAACGAAGGGGATGTCCCCTGCTCTGGCCAACAGCGACGTAGCACCCAACCTCAAGATACAGTTGCCTGACCCCAACTCCATACCCGGCAACATCGTGGTAAGGTCAGGGTTCGACAGGCTACAGGCTTACCAGAACGAGACTATGGGTTCTGGAGGCATGATACACCCAGACCTCAACGAGAACTACATAGGAAATCTATTCGACAACTCGGTGTCCAGTCCACGCACAGGCCCTACATACGAGGACCACAACTGGGAGCACATCGACGTGCTGACCAAGGACAGTACCAATGCTGGTTGGAAGGAAGCGACCAACAGCGCACCTCTGCAAACCAGTTATGAGCAGCATGACAGGACACTGTACTTCCATGTGACTAAGATGGGACACAGCAGCACTGAGAGGTATCCAACAGTATACACACACGCAAATGGAATAGAGTCCCGCTCACTCACAGTCAGCAGTTTCAGCGGTACTACGTTGACTGCCAATGCTTCAGTACTGATGCCCTCTACTAACACCGATGTGTTCTCTGCTGGATTCGGAACTAAGGAGGTAAGCGACAACAGACGCTTCCTACGCCTTGCTACAACCACTGACTCGGTGGTAGTTTCTTACACAGGAATCAGCGGAAGCACGTTCACAGGAGTGGTAGGAGATGTGGATTTCACCGTCTTCCTAGCAGCGAACCCACCAGCCTCAACTACAATCAACATCTCACCGTCATACTACATTCCAGCCGGTAGCAACCGCTTCTTCGCATCAAGGAGGCTACGTGACCACGCAGAAGTAAGCGGCAACTCACCGGACATGGCGAAGACGGAATACCTCTCAGGAACATACGGTACTGTCAATGCCAACACCCTAGCATACAACATCTACAACAAGCAGGTACTGACACCAATGCCGCTACCACGCATGGGTCATCACTTCGTCACACCGACTATGCCGATGCTCCCCGGTCACTGGGCACATCCTGTTTACCAAAGCCTATTCACGAGACACAAAGCAGAAAACGCATCACTGCGAGGCTTTGCTGACAAGAACATACTGGCTGATAGTGTGACTGCCACTAGCGTGATGGGTGACTTGGCATCAACCGTGACGGACCAGTTCAACGTGCATGACCCTGAGTTATCATTCAGTGGTGTAAACGCCGCTCCATCGCTGCCCAGCGATATCCATGGAGGTGCGTTTACGCTTATGTTCGAGACCGGTATCAAATATGATGGTTACGGTATTCTCGCATCTACAGGAACACACGCCGGTGCAGTGAACAAAGCAGGTGGACACACCATAGTGCTGGAATCCGCATACTACTACACTCTAGGGAAGAACTTTCCAGACCCCGCTGAGGTAGGTGCATACCAGATTGTGATACAACCCAACACTTTCTCCACGCAGTTGGTGGGCTTCCACACAGACGTAGGTGCTTCCACCCAATCCCTGACTAGCCAGCAGGTACATACAGTGATAGGCAGGAAAGCAGCAAACAACACTCTAGGCACGGTTTCCCTGATTCTAGCACAGGCTACGCAGGCTGATGTCAGAGGCTGTGAGATATTCATCAATGAAGCAATGATAGACATCAACCCAGACCACGGCAGCCAATTCACTAACATCCCACCTCTGCTATTGTACAATCAATTCGGCGTAGAGGGCACGGAGTCACCCGTTTTCACACGTAGAGCACTACCATACACACCGGGCCAGTTCAGGAATGCCACGCCCGGATACACAGTCAGCACACCTTGGTGGTCGTTCATCCACAAGGTCGCTCCAGACGACAGTTCCTCTAACAACTTCAAACATATAGCGCTTCATCGCCCAGATAACTACTACCATATGAAGAGAAGTACCTTCGGAAGTATAGGAGTACAATTAACAATTGCAGGATATCCTTCAATATATCCAAATATATATTCACATATATTACAAAATACATCTCTAAATGCAAAATGTATAGTGAAAAGTATTCAAAGTACAGCAAATGGGTATAGAACAATCACTGTAGATGACGCAAGTAGATTCCCAGAGACTCCACAATATGCAGAAGTGCTGGAATATACAGATTCTAATGGTATTAGACAGACATTAGCATACACAAGACGCTCAGGATTGCAGTTAAACGCAATTAACAAACCAGATAAACTACAGTCAAACGTCGTTTCTGGGCCATTCTGGGACAATCTAACAGAAGGTACAGTCATTAGATTATCACAACCATATGACATATACAGTTCCAAGAATGTATTTACAGATACTAATAGTAGTATATTTACAAAAGTACTTTCACAATTAGAAAAAGGTACTAGAGATACAACTAATTTACATATACCCGATGCATATCTATGTATGTGGAATAGTAATTTGGGAAGACCATATACATTCTACTCGGATAGTTCACGTACTTTCAACAACCCAACCAGTGATAGGGCGGTGGACAAGAAGCCATACAACAGCCTACCTGAGCATTTCGAGAGCATACACTACCATGATTCGGTGTATGCGATGAGTTTAGGTCCTCTATCACTGAGGATTAAGTCTGCTAACCCAGACACGAAAACAGGCGTTTCAGCCACAGGAGCGGCAATAGAGGCACTCTCTGGATACGAGGCGCAGGGTGGTACTACACTGGATAGCCAGAAGGTGATGTACAGCAAGTTCTGGCCGTGTGGTAGCCGTGGTGGACCTCTGGTGAGTCGTCTCGACCTGTATACCGAAGCGAGCGTATCATGGTCAATACCCCGTAAATACGCTGCAAACGACTTCTACTTCTGGAAGGACGAGGATACGGCCAACTCAAGTTATGCCATGGCCAGCAGTGGCATCACGTTCGATACGATGAGTAGTTCGCATGATGCCAACCGCTACTCATACGGGTGGAGAATATCCCTGAGACAGGTGTACAACAAGCCGACATACGGCATACTGCCCGGCAGGGGCAAACTGGAGGATGACAACACATCAGAGACTCAGTACACCACTGACTACGTTGCAGGACCATTGGTGCATATGCCTGCCTCCACATGGACGTACATCGGTGGAGATACGTCGCAGTCTAACGTTCCTCTGTCAACGACATACGTCGGTATCATGGAGAGGCAGACCAACTTCGCTGGTATGCTCGCAGCAGACAGACCCGAATACCAAGTGAGGTACAGCGACGGCAGGAGGATGACCAGACCGTTCGGAGCACCACTGAGAACATTGGTAGCCAATAACAACCAAGGCAGGGACTGGTGGGGCGATATACTAGGGAAGGGTGTATACAGCCTCACAGAGGCCGCTCAGTACTATCTGGTAGATTGGTGGGGCAATGAGCGTGGAGAGGACGTAAGGCGTGCTCCAGTGCGTGGATTCGGTATCAGACCAGCATGGGACTGCGGAGATGCATACGAGTATGACAGAACCAACAACAGGTCGCCCCATGCTAGGATATTCAACAACGGCAAACCCATATTCGATGTCCTTGGTGTGATAAACTCCTCAGGAGAGAGAACTGGTGACGCACCTAGATTGGGTGGTACTCAATCTCTGAGTGGTAGCAGCACAGAGTTGGTCGATGTGTTCGCCCCTACGCACTCCATGAGAGTAGGGGACATGGGCAACGGCAGGGGAGTGAGATACCCCAGCCAATTCAACGAGGACATACTCACGGAGTTGTCAGAGCCTGTGCACTCCACTGGTGTCGTGCTGAGTCACAACACAGCAGAACCACCAGCCGTAACGGGCTTGTTACGCCCCCGTAACGACGTACTGCAAGCCGATGAGATTCCAAGGGGAATCAGCGCTAGACTGGAGATAGAGGAAGACGGCCTACTCAAGCCAGATGCAGTGGTCAGCGACAGGGTAGAGCAGATAGTAGGCACATCACCACACAAAGACGCAATCAGCAGAAGCACCCCTAGGATAGGCATTGACGCTGAGAACATGGAGGGTCTTGAGAAGGACCACATTGCAATCAACACCGAAGCACATAGCCTACACACAGACAGAGGTGTAGGACAGAGGACAGTGCTGCACGGTGCTCTGGTGGCGAACACTCAGACTCTTGGTGACTTGGACCTGACGACCGCTGCATTCAACGGACACATGAACAGCGTGCTCAGGTTCAGTCACACTAGCAACGTAAATCCACTAGGCGGTAGTTACGTGCTGGAGACAAAGAGTTACGGCTCTTTCTTCGATGACACAGGGTGGGGACTGGATGGTGTATCAGGTGGTGCTAAGACAACCAACCCGTATCAGAACACCGACTTCAGCAGGAACACTGTGAAGAACAACCAGAAGGACCAGAGCGTGAAGTGGTTGCTACGACCCGTCCGTGTGTTGGACAAGCAGCATGTGGAGATGTTCAGACCAGTACCGTCCGTAGCAGGCAACACACCACAGCCTGCTTCTAACTTCTTCAGAGCATCCGGTGGTGGTAAGTACGGTCTGTTCACATACGAAACACCCACACCTAGAGTGGCTTCAGACAACTTCCCAAGGAGCACAGCACCAGACACCAACGGACCATACGTACCTGTGGTGTTCATGAGCAATAGCAGTGCCACCACACCCACATCCAAAGGGCCTAAGATACTGGGAACAGAGACCACAGGTTTCGACAAGACCACAATAACAAGCCCAGTGACTAGGATGATAATAAGCGAGAACACCCTACAGCATTACAGAGCAGACGCATCTAGAAGGAGACAGATAGAAGAATCCAATCAGATAGTGAGAAGGTTGGACTACAGCGTCAAGCCCAGATTCAGCCAGTCTCTGCACCCCAAGGGACACAAAGGTGATGTGTCCTTCAACGTAAGCAACCACAGTGGTGATGCAGCATGACCAAACTACTAGCAAGCACAGGCAAGTTCACTGATACCGTCAACGAGGCGATGAAGCATGTGAGAAAACCTGTGTTCGTGGACAACGCAGTGCATCACGCTCTCTTAGAATCTCAGTCTGACCACAAGCACAAGATAACCATAGAGAACAGGAACAACGCAACATACAACGTATTCAGCGAGAAGAGGTACGAATTGGTCGAAGGTGAGTCCTCAGTGCAACTATCGCATGTGAGTGTACCCGGTCACACCAGCACAGCAGCACCATTCTATGAGAGCGGTGTGATATCATCCACGTCGAATCTCCCCATATTGATGTACAGTGGTGAGGATACATCAGACAGACTCACTCTATCCACAGCAGAGTCATCTACGGAGGGAGTCAAAATCAACATGAAGAATATGAAGGGAAGGAGTCTCAAGAACATAGGCTTCCAAGGCCGGACAGTTCACCTAGGAGACCCGATTGATGTTGGCTTAAGAACTAGCGACTTGGCAATGAGGTTGGGGACTGACGTGGCATCCACTCTCACATCTGTGCAGATAGGCTCGTTGAGACACGCAGCGAACACCAACAGCGCTAGGAGAAAGCACACTAACAAGTTCCTAGCAGAGGATTTCTACGGCGTGCCTCTCATATCAGCGCTGAAGTTCTCATCACGTCATGATGGTAATATCATCTACTTCGACAGATTCGCCAATCTCATGTACACCCCATTCACATTCACCACATCCACCAGATTCCTAGATGCGGGCATGAGGCAGGGCAATGAGGAAACCAACCCATCCTCCCACAATGAGAACAGAATATCAATCCAAGGCATACCCCTAGCGAAGAACGAGAGTGCATCGGTCACTGTAGACGATGCTGAGAGACAACAGGGCAAGTTCGACACAGACGTGCAGGAGACAGTCACACCAATCTTCGATGCCACGGTGAAGACCAACGCTGCCGCTAAGAGAGTGGCGAGGCAGATTCTCAAGGCCAACTCCCTAGAGCAAGGCTCATTGAGAAGCAGTGGTCACCCAGACGCTTGGGACTTGAGACCCGGAAAGGTGGTGTCCTACAAGGGAGAGAAGAAACTAATCACAGAATCCAGACACATCCTATCATCCAGATTGACGGACATGAACTTCATATCCGTGCAGACTGGTGTGGAGGGTGTGCTACAAGGTATCAGCGAAGGAATGATGGCCTCTTCATCAGGCGACAACCCAGATACGATAAGCCAGCAGACTGAGAAGAATCTGTCCCTGTTCTCCTCGTTTGAAATAATGACTATTCCCATAATAACAGTGAGAGTTGTAGAAAGCCTCAATTCCAAGTTTGCAATCGGCAGGGCTGCTGGGAGGGCTACTATAGGGAAAGCAGGGACTACTAAGGTGATTGGAATGTCGAAGTTTAGCGAAGTAAGCGTAAGAGGTGGAGAGTGATGCCAGCAAGTGATTACATGAAGAGGTTGATGCTAGATACAATAGCGTCTAACATCAATGAGATGATACTAGGATTCGACGGTACACCAGCCACAGCATCGGATGGTGCTGCTGGTAGGCCTGCTGTCACAATCACCCCTACGGTGACAGTCATAGACGACTCCACTTTGATGGTCGAGGGCACTCTCGGAACGGAACATTCTTTCTCCGAACCCCTCAAGGAGGTATTCATACAGTTGAGGGGGACGAGCGATTTCGTTCCTGTCTCACGACATGTAATAAGCCCGGTGACTAAGACAAGCGGAAATGAAGTGAAGATTCAACTATTGATAGAGGTGAGGTAATGGGAACGACAGGCAATCCACTTTCAGGACACACAGCGGCTAACTACAACACCTCATTGAGTGCAAGCCAAGGGAGAGCCGTTGATGGTCTCAGAGACGGCGACCAGATACTATCAGCATCATTCACCAACATACTGGAGGGCGTGCATGGCAACGGCATACTCATGCTTGAGGGTGGTGCGGTCAGCGGCACTAACAGGAACGACCCGGACTTCCTGCCCGGAGCAGTGACGAAGCACAATTCCAACGCACATCAGATAGTGATACAGGGTGGGTACGCCATACTGGATGGTAGCATGTACGCCTTCGCTGATGGCTACGACACAGACGGGACTCCAGATGACATCACGATAGACCTCACTTCCGGCAGTGCTAACAAAACAGGGACTACCAATGCCCTGACCAGCGGCAAGGAGTGCTTGTTCACCATATTCGTGAACGCCAATGACTCAAGCAGCACCAAGCACATCAGATTCCAACAGAGCAGCCTAGTCGATACGGGGACTGGGGTGTACCCCTCATCACCCAACACCTACCTCATAGACGACGGCACTAGCACATCGGTCAAGGACACCATAGTCCTAGCCACAGTGAGAGCCATATTCGAGACAGGCACGGTCGCTGGTGCTAATACCCTAGCCATAAGAATCACAGAGATAAATGACAAGAGGGTCTTCCTCAAACCATCTCCGATGTTCATCACTCCCCTCACCAAGGGCATACCGAAGAACAAGGACTCTGCCAACTCAATCAACAGCCACACGGACCTCGATGCACTACACACCGAGGGCGGTGACTTCTCCGACTCGCCATTCGGTGCGATATGGATGTCGCACTCCACAGACAAGGTGACTGGTGGCGGGACTAGGCTAGGCGATATAGGAGACGATGTACTCTTCTTCGCATCGCATGAGTCAGACGGCACACCGAAAACCCTCAGGCTCGCTCCTGACAGGATATACACAGGCACACCCTCTGGTGTCAATCACTTCACGCACGACGGCCCTAACATCTTCATCATCGCACCAAGCGCCTCTGGATGCACACTCAACCCAGACAACACCAGCAACGAGTTCGCACCCGGCTCGATAGTGTACATCAGGAACACCAACGCATCGAGCGGTCACCCAGTCAACTTCGACACAATCGGTGGTAGCGCTCTGAATTACCAAATCACTGGTGGGCAAAGCGCCATCATCATTCGCAACAACAGCAGCAGCAACCCCAAGTGGTCCGTTCTCATCAACGCATCAACCAGTGGCACTGGTGCTGTCAGTGCCTTGAACGACGCAACTGCGAACGAGTTGGTGACTGTCGGTAGTACGACAACCGAATTAGATGCACAGTCTCTCCTCACTTTCGCTAGTGCTACGCTCAACGTTGGTGCTTCTGGCAACGGCGCTGACCTGCTGCTGCACTCAGCCACAGCCAATAACGTCGGCGCTAAGTGGACACATGACGACGCTACCAACGGCTCACTGGTGCTAGGGGCGAATGACTACGGAATAGACTTCAAGGCATTCGGAGATACCGCTTCCAAGTTCATCCACTGGGATGCATCCACTGACACCTTCTTCGTGACATCAACCTTGGACATAGACGGCCCTGTGACTGTCGGTGTGGATGACACTGGCTACGATGTCAAGTTCTTCGGTGCTACCTCTGGCTCTTACATGCTATGGGATGAGAGTCAGGATGACCTCATACTGGGTGGCGCTGCTAGATTGGGCATAGGGGACACCACTCCGGGCACGCAGTTGCAGATAACGGCAGACGGTCCTATAATCACACTCAAGAACAGCGTGGCTGAGAACAACGATGGTGGTGCTGAGAGCACCATAATCTTCGAGGACCACACAAACGCACATCTATCACAAATACAGGGCAGTCACGATGGCTCTGCCGACGATACCAAGGGTAAACTCATCCTGAGCACCCACAACGGCACATCACTCACCACTGCTCTCACCATAAACTCAGCGCAGAAGACCACGCTCGCTGGTGAGGTGGTGATTGGTGGTGACCTCACAGTCAACGGCACTACCACTACAATCAACAGTACCACCATGACCACGGACAACATAATACTCACTCTTGGTGGAGATACTGCTCCGGGCAGCAATGACAACAAGGACAAGGGCATTGAGTTCAGGTACTACGACTCACAAGCCAGAATCGGATTCTTCGGATATGACGAGGACGCTGCTAACTTCACCTTCCTGACTGCTGCTACCAACTCCTCTAACGTGTTCAGCGGCACTAAAGGTACAATCAACGCCAATCTCACTGGTAACCTGTCATCAGGCACAGTGGCTGCAACCACAATTACAGGCTCTGCTGACATGAACATAGACAGTGGTGTCCTGTTCGTCAATACCTCTACTGACAAAGTGGGTATCAACCAGACAAGTCCAATTACCCAACTACAGATAGACAAGGTGGGTGTTGAGAGCGTCACACTCACAGGCTCATCATCATCCAACGCAGTGCACACTCTATTCACGAGAACGCAGTTCAGAGGCTGCAAACTATTCATATCAACGAAGACGACAGACGACGACACCGCCTTCGAGTTCACAGAAGTGGCATTCACTCACAACGGACAGAGTAGTGGTACGGTGTACAGAACCGCATACGCCACTGTGAATCACGGTGCTGATGTCGTCGGCACTCATACCATAGACATAAACGGGGATAACGTGAGACTGACTCTGAACTACAACCAGATAGGTGGTAATCCTAAGAACTTCACAACAGAGATAGCATGGATAGGGATGGCAGCATAAGGGGGTGAATGAATGGCAGAGAAGGATTTTCGTGTAAGGAAGGGATTGGTAGTCGATGGTACGTCGAGCGCAACTAGCGTTGCTGTGACGACAGGAAACGTGGTAGTAGCGGCTGGAACGCTAGGACTGACTGACGGGCTGCTCCTGAGCACAGTGTCAGGCTCACCCAACGTATCCAAGATAACATCCCAACCCGCTAACGGTAATATACACATAGAACCTAACGGTAATGGAGACATAATCCTCGTCACCGACACGCTGGACACCACCGGCGAGGCGATGACCTTCAAGGTCAGGGATGACGAGGCTGCTGGTCTGGACATAGCCACAGCAAACCACTCCTACATCAAACTCGTGACCAGCAACAGCAGTGAGGAGTTGAATCTAGCAGGTGGCTTCGGTTCTATCACCACCGGTGCTGCTGCTGTGGCTACCACCATCACACAAACCTCCTCAGCAGCGAATGCAAACGCAGTGAACCTCACGATAAAGGGAGGCTCTCCACCAACAGGGGGCACTAACAATGCAGGTACAGGTGGAGACATCATACTCTCCGCCGGACAGGGTAAGGGTACTGCCGATGGTGGTAGTATCAAGTTCAACGTGGCAACCCCAGCAGGTTCTGCTGCTAACACTCTCAACAGCCTAGCCACAGTGATGACCATCAGTGATACACCTGATATCAACTTCCACAGCACAGACATGCTGAATGTCGATATCAACAGCGGTACTATAGACGGGACTACAATAGGTGGTTCTGCACAAGCAGCCGCAACAGTTACCGTATTCAAAGCGAAAACCACTGGCTACATCTCCAGAGTAAATGCACTGCAAAACACAACTAGATTCCAAGTAGATGGTTTGGATACCGGTGCTGGTGCTGGTGCTGGTACAAGTCCCAGTAGCAGCAGTACAGCAGCATATGCTGAGGCCAGACTCTTTTCAGATTTGAAGGGAGACGATTACGTCAGTCAATGGAACGACTACAGCGGGATGTCTGGTGCTCTAATCATAGACAACGCAGATGATGCGGCTGGTGTAGGTCAAGGTACGGTCCTCACTATAGGAGACACTGGTGGTGCTGGTGACTCTTGGGCCATGGGTCGTATGCTTCTCGGTTCTAACTCTGAGTTTACCATAGGATACTATCCAAAGCCGTATGAGGACATAGGATACAAGAACTCAGGGACTAACGCCCCTAACGTCTTCAACCCATTCAGAGCCGAACAGAGCGTCTTCAAGATTGAGAAGGGGGGAGACGTGACTCTCTTGGGCAACAAGGGTGACACTGTAAACGGTTCAAGCGGAGCACACGAGTTCAACCCTGTCTCACTGAAGTTCCAAGGGGTGGACAGTGGAGGTACTACACGATTCACAGGTTTCAAATTACCAGCAAACCTAGCAGCATCCAACAGCATCTACACTTTCCCCACTGCGTATCCGGGCAGCAGCAAGGTACTGCAATCAACCAGCGCTGGTGTGCTTTCTTGGGTATCAGCAGCAGGCACTGTATCAGCCTTGAACAACCAATCAGAGAACAGGCTAGTCACGATGGGCAGCACAACCACACAACTCGACGGTGAGGCCAAGGCCACTCTCGACGGGCACAAGATGCTGCTAGGCGAGCAGTCTGGCTCAGGCAAGACCACATCTTCTGACACTGACCCTCATCTACAAATCGTTAGAAGACAAGATGTAGACAAAGGGAGTGGTGTAGGAGACCAGATTAAAGGTGCTAGCATACAGGCCTTTGATGTAGCAGACGGACACGACGCAGCACATGGTGTGTCCCTGACTGCTCTGTCTCTACAAGCAGAGAGAGACACATCAGTTTCAGGAGTCGTAGCGGGTACTACTTCTGCTTCCAAGGCCCTTCAACTCTCAGCGACAGGTTCTGCAAATAACTACGCCATATACTCGTCTGCTGGTGAGGCTTACTTCCAGTCTTCTGTTGCCGGTGCTCAACCCAACCTGACTTTGACTCATGCCGCTAACAATACATCTGGTCCTAACATAAACTTCGTGTTGAACAAGGGTGCGGCAGGTGCTACTAACGATGTGCTCGGTCAGATACTCTTCAAGGGAGACGATGATGGCCAGACCATCACGACATATGCTGCTATCAAAGCAGACGTGGTGAGTGCTACCGATGGTGACGAAGAGGGAAGACTCACATTCCAGATGGCACAGCAGTCAGATGGTAGCCTCATCGACGTGATGGTCTTAGATGGTGGTGACCTAGCAAACGGCACTCATTCCAAGGTGGTAATCAAGGGAGACTTGCAGGTCGATGGTGATACCACCACGGTGAACACAGCCGTCTTGGAAGTAGAGGACCTCAATATCACCGTAGCGAAGAATGCGGCTGATGCTGCTGCTGCTAACGGTGCTGGGCTGACAGTAGCCGGTGCTAGCGCCACGCTTATCTATGCCAGTTCAGGAGATAGATGGAACTTCAACAAGGACCTGAGCGTAGCAGGTGCTCTCTCGGCTGACACGTCATTTACTCTAGATAGCACTACGATATCGACTGCTGAGATAGCAGTGCTAGATGGTATTGCTCTCTCCAGTAGTGTTCCTACTGGTGCGGTCACTGCTGACAAGGTTTTGACTGTTGACGCTAACAAGGACCTCAACGACTCATCCAACCACCTCAGAGACGTGAAGATGAGAAACCTCACATCTACTGGTTCTGTCACATCCACCCAGTTCTCCTCTGATTACGGAGACATCAAGACGGTGCAGGTAGCCTCAGGTCAGATAGCCATCGGTGCTTCTGTCACTGTCGGTACGATAGACACCACAGCGTACAGAGGTGCTGAAGTGCTAACTACGGTGTACAACACGACAGACAATACGACGGACCTATTCAAGACAGTCGTAATGTGGGATGGACATGATACTCAAATACAGGCAGACGATAAGGTGCACTACACCAACTACGCAGTACTCTCCTCTGGTGATGTAGCCAGCGGAGACATAAGCGCAGTAAGAGACGGAACTGACATAGATGTCAATTTCACCTCCTCTGCCGACAGTGCTGACACGTTTATCATACGTGCTCAATTAATACTATTAGATATATGATGGAAAGTGAAATCATGGTGAGGAAATGGCAGAGAAAACATTCAGGGTAAAGAAAGGACTAGACGTAGAAGGACCTAACAAGGACTCCTCGATAATAGACGGTGTACTCACTCTAGGCACTATCGGTAACATCAGCGGTACATCTAGTTCGATACTGGCAATCAACTCACTCGGCTCTGTCAACATCAATCTCGATACCAACACCAATGATACTAATAGCAATTTCGTAATCACCGAAGATGGTGCTACTAAGTTCACAGTGGGCAACGATGGTGAGGTCACTCTCACCAATGACATGACGATACCGCAGCAGAAATACATTAACTTCGATTCCACGGACACTAGAATTGGTGCTGATGCTAGCAATCCTGAGAATCTTCTGATAACGGCAGACGCGAATATACAACTAAATCCAGATGATGATGTTGTCATCAAAGTAGGTACTACTGAATACGTCAGGTTCGATGGTAGCACTCAAAGACTCGGAATAGGCACTAGCACACCATCCTATGACCTTCACGTAGTCGGTAGCGGATACTTCACAGACGACTTGAGGGTAGGGGCAACCAGTCCCACCAAGATTGCCCTGAACGGAAACGATGCTTACGTTGAGGGTCAGTTCGAGGCTAGCGGCACAGCAGGTTCGTACATCTACTCACTCGCTCTCGGCACGGCATCACCAACAGCGTCGTCAGCGGGTAAGTTCGAGACTTCAGGGGATGTCAAAGCGGGTTCGATGACAATCGGCGGACATACCTTCGATGACATAGACATAGGCACTGAGTTCGTGGATGCTGACGACCACATAATGTCATCCGGCGCAATCAAGGAGAAGATAGAGAGTTACAACTACCTAGCAAGCGTCGACATAAGCGCTAATACCAACCTAGCAGTGTCCTCACCGATAACCCTCAGTGGTGACACAGTGGGTTTGGATGACCCGATAAATCTGACTCAGTTGACTGAATCAACGGATGCCACTGATGACAAGATTCTGCTTTGGGACGAGTCTGCCTCTTCATGGAAGTACATGACTCTCGACGACTTGCAGGACTCTATAGACACCACAGCCTCAGGGGGTGCTTCTGCTCTTAACGGACTCACTGATGTACTCATATCTAATGACTCAATCTTCATCAACAACTTCGGTGGTACTCCTGTCACTGGTTCACTAACCAGTGCGACAGACAACGTGGCAATAGGTAAAGACGCATTGCGAATCATAACAAGCGCAGACCACAATATAGCAATCGGAGACCAAGCGGGATATGATATCACTACGGGTAGTAAGAATGTGCTCATAGGTGTGGAAGCAGGTGGTGATACGGATTCAGGTATAGACCTTTCAGTATTCATAGGTCAGCATGCTGGACTTCGCATGAAGGGCAATGAGAATATAGCCATTGGTGATAACTCCATGACTGGTTCTTCCACCAAAGCCGATAACACTGGTACGAATAACATTGCGATTGGCTCACCGACGATGAACGCAGTCACTACGGGGTCAGATAACGTAGCATTGGGGCAATTGACGCTAACCGCACTAACAGAGGGTAGTAGCAACGTTGCTGTCGGATATAATGCACTAGATACGCTCACTACCGGAGATGATAACGTCGCTATTGGGCAACATGCCCTCCATCAACACACAACTGGCTCGGATAACGTCTCCATTGGCCCTAATACCATGAGAGGTGCGAAGAATACGAGCAGTAGTAACGTAGCAATTGGTAAGAGTGCTGGATACTACATGGGAGCGAACGGCAATAACATAGGGATTGGTGAGTTCGCAACAAGAGGCTCTACTGCACCGAACGACAATACTGGTCAGGATAATATCGGTATAGGATACAAGACACTCTTCGTACATACTGGTGCTGACCACAACGTCGCACTTGGATATGAGGCTGCAACAGCGATAACGGGTGGCGACAAGAATGTAGCAATCGGATATCGTTCTCTATACGCTGGACAGTCAACCATGGGTAACGTTGCTATCGGTGCTACTGCAATGGACACTATAACTGGTGGTGATTACAATGTTGCACTAGGATTCAATAGCATGGGTTCTACTGACACAGACTTGTCTGACAATATCGCAATTGGTCGTGAAGCAGGTCTATACATGGGTAGTGGTTTCAATATCGCTTTGGGCTTTGAAGCAGTTCATGGTTCTACCACTGCCTCTAATAACACTGGTGTTAGAAATATAGGCATAGGATATCAAGCAGCAAGAGAATACACCACAGGTCAGGACAACATAGCGGTCGGATACCAAGCCATGGAGTCAATCACGACTGGTAGCACTAACGTAGCGATAGGAGACAGAGCGCTCGACGCTTTGACCACTGGCAGTAATAACATAGCAATTGGAGCATTGGCGGGCAGCGCCACCTCCATCGACATGACTGGGGGCATATTCTTGGGTGTGCAATCAGGATTATACATGGATGGAGATTACAACATCGGTATAGGATACACAGCAGTAGAGGGGTCATCGACCACTGGAAACAACACTGGTAACCACAATGTGGGTATAGGATACCAACCGATGATGGAGGTGACCAGTGGATACAAGAACGTAGCAATCGGCTACTATGCTGGGCAGGACATAACCACTGGTCGTGGGAACGTTGCGATAGGTGAAGATGCAGGAATGTCAATCACGACTGGCGACTTCAATGTCACCATAGGTAATGATGCGGGAGATTCTCTACAAGGTGGTGATGACAATATATTCATTGGGCGAAACGCTGGACAGAACGTCACCAGTGGTAGCGATAACGTGGTTATCGGTGCAGGAGTTGGTGATTTACGTGATGCTACTGGAACTAAGCAATTGCTTCTCAAGAGCGGTAGTGACACTTGGTTGGAGGGATTCGGCGGAGACATGTACTTCGGTCAGAATACCAACTACCTTGTCCCAGCACCCACCAGTAGCAATGACACAGCGGGCAGTGTCCTGAAGTTAGGTGGTGGTGCTGGTACTGGAACTGCAAGTGGAGGAGACCTGAAACTCCAATATGCTCCAGCAGGAGGGTCATCCAACACCACTCACAACTCGTACTCAGATGCTCTCACAGTTAGCGGTTCGACAGGTGATGTCACCATCCACAACAAACTAATCGTGAGTGGCACGACCACCACACTCAACACAGCAACCATGACTGTTGAAGACAAGAACATAGTTCTCGGTAGTGGAAACGCAACCGCTGAGGTTGTTGATGGTACTGGTCTGACACTGGAGGGAGGGTCAGGAGACGACATCACATTCCAATACAACACGACAGACAACAGAATGGAACTGAAGCACGGCTCTGCCTTTGAGGACTTCAAGGTAGGTACTGTGACAGGCACATTCGTAGGTGGGCTTACAGGAGATGTAACAGGAAACGTAAGCGGTACTGCGGCGACTGTCACAGGTGCTGCGCAATCAGCGATTACTTCACTTGGAACTTTAACCGCCCTTACTGGTGGGACAGGGGATTTAATTTGGGATACAGATACTTTAGTTGTTGATTCATCAGCAAACCGAGTTGGAATAGGCACTACGAGTCCCGGTTCAGAATTAGATGTTGATGGCACTATAACCGCTACTGCAATAACAATGGGTAATATTAAACTAAGAAGCACTAATGAAATTGAAACAGATAGCGGTTCAATACATCTACAATACAATACAGGACAACCTGTTGAAATTGGTAAGAGTGATACAGTAGCAAACTTAGTGCATTATGGAGAATATGACTTAACAGGCAGAATACACATTGATAGAAACGTAGATTCTGCTACAGATGCAACGGCTTCTGCTGGTATATTCATTGATTATGATTCATCAGGAACTAATACTCCCGGTCAGGATAATGAGCATTATGCAATTTATATTGACCAAGATAACTCATCAACTGCTGGTGATGCTGCTAACGCTGAAATAGAGATGGCAGGTATTTACATTGACCAAAGACAAAGCGGTGATGCTAACAGACAATATGCTGTTCAATCATATCAAGAGTATGAACCTTCAACTGCACAAACCATTCATTCATTAAGAGGGGTTCAAACTTCTGTGAACTCTCACATGACTCATGCTAGTGCTACTGTAACTTCTCTGGTTGGTCATTATAGCGATATAAGAATAGCAAAGACTGGAGTTAACACCAATTCCTATGCTGAATATAACTACATTGAAGTAAATAATGACAGGGAAAGCGATGTAGGAAATGTTTACGGTTCATATAACCAAGTAGATATTGAAGGTAGTAATAGCAATTCAATATCAACAGGAGATTTATTCGGTGGTAGATTCACAATAGACCATAATGATGATTCAGTTACAACGGGAACTGGTTATCTCATGTATCTTGATTGGCAAGGTGCAGGTAACGTAACTAATCCTTGGGGATTATATGTTACTGGTGAGACAAAGAATTACTTCTCAGGTAATGTTGGAATAGGCACTACTGCGCCCGAAGCATTACTCGATGTGAATACAGGTTCGGGCATCGCTATACAAATGGGGGCAGATGTGAATGCCGCTACTTTGACAAATGATACAAGAAAGTATGGTAGGTTCGCCACTCCGCATTATCACAACGCCGAAGAACCAATTGGTTTGGTTGTCGGTGATTCGGATGGGACAGATAACATCGTGAATATCGGTGGTGGGTCAACCGCTGTCAATGCGGCTACCAGCATCAGATTTTGGTCTGCGGCTAACGATGCCACGACGACAGGCACAGAACGAATGAGGATTGATTCAGCAGGTAATGTGGGAATAGGCACTTCGAGTCCAACTGACTCACTAGCCGTAAGGGGCGGAATTAAGATAGGCGAGTTCAACGATACGGATGGAACGGGTTATGCGGGTACTGCCGCACCATCATCTGCTAACACAGGAACAGGGGCGGCAGACCCACAGATAAGAGTCTCCGGTAGGACATCGGGCCAACCCGGTATTATACAGATGGCACAGTTCGATGCCAACAACTTCTTCGGTGGAACAACCGAGTTTGTCTTAGGCAAACTACAATTTGCCATGAACGAGAACAGCCAAGAAGTCACCACTGTCGCTGAGATTCGTGGTATCACCAGCGACCCGAATGACCCCGGACACTTCGATGGTGCGATTGAGTTCTTTACATCTCAAGGAGATGCTTCGGGTGCAAGCCTCACTGAGAAGATGGTTATTACTGCTGATGGTAATGTCGGAATAGGCACTTCAAGCCCCGGTTCACCGCTTCATCTGACAAGCGGTTCAGGCTATCTCAAGTTTGACACTAGCGGTTCTGTCGGCTCAATCAAGTCGGACTTTAACCTAGATTTGTATGCTGATGATGGTGGAAACAATTCTGCATCTTATCAGAATGTTAGGTTCTTTACTGCGGGTAGTAATGAAAGAATGAGGATTGATTCTTCGGGTAATGTCGGAATAGGCACTACGAGTCCGTTGAATAAACTACAGGTTGACCATACTGGTGTTGATGGTGACAACGGAATAATGGTCGTCAGAGCCGACTCAACAACTGGCAACAACGACATACTCGGAGGCATTGGTTTCGATTCGACTGATGGCAATGTACCAAGCAGTGTGTTTGAGGCATCTGCTGCTATTGTTGCTAAAGCGAGGCAAGACCACAGTGCGACTGCCAAAGGCGGATACATGGAGTTCAGGTACTCATCATCAAGCAAAGCCCAAGATGCATCGAACACTTGTGGTATGACAATGATAGATGGTAAGTTGGCCGTGAACAATGGTGGTTCGCACCCATTGACCACTCTAACACTATACCATAATGGTGGGGATTTCAACGACGGTCTGACAATCATCAGAAACACTACAACTGTCGCTTCCGGTGATTTACTCGGTGCGATTGGTTTTGATGGTAAGGATGGTAATGCGCCTTCAAGAGCAACAGAGGCATCAGCAGGTATCGCTGCTTATGCTTCTCAAGACCATTCGGTTGATGACAAGGGAGGGCATCTGACATTCTTCACTGCACCTAATGACCAAGCCGATGACACTGCTTCCCTTGAGAGAATGCGTATCAATTCGGAGGGCAATGTCGGAATAGGCACTACGAGTCCTGACCAATTGCTTCATGTCGTAGGCTCTTCCAATGACGATACCGTTGCGCTATTCTCAACCACAGGGGGAACGAGTGGTAGCACACAGGGAAGCGTTCACATCGGTCTGAGCCATTTCAGTAGCGATGCCAACCCCTCGGTGAGAATAGGGGCGGAGGAAAACGGAACAGGTAGTTATCAAGCCGCCATGACCTTCGGAACTAGGAGTGCGACTTCCGATGCCGCACCTGCTGAGAGGATGAGGATAACCCATGATGGTAAAGTCGGAATAGGCACTACAAGTCCTTCTTACACTTTGCACGTAGTGGATGAAGATGCACGAATCATGGCAGAGGATGGCTCATCAGGGATACAGGGTGGTCTCAAGGTAGGTAACAATGCAGGTAATGTAGGGACATTCACCAACTCCAACTTCAACATAGTATCGAATGACACTGTAAGGATAGGTGTAGCAAGTGGCGGTGCGATTACATTCAATGGAGAATACACATTCCCCACATCAGACGGTGATGCTAACCAAGTGTTACAGACAGATGGCAGTGGTACACTCTCCTTTGCTTCGGTGAGTGGTGGTGGTTCTGGAGACATTACTGGCGTAACTGCCGGAACGGGGCTATCGGGTGGTGGTTCAAGCGGTGGCGTGACTCTTGATTTGGATGTTGATGGCCTTACAGATATAGGTGCAAGTATCCAAGATGCAGATTTACTCATTATAGATGACGGAGCAGGTGGTACTACTCGTAAGACCACGATGGGTAGAGTAAAGACATGGATAGGCGACAATGTATCGGAGATAAGAATCAGGGATGCAAGGAACGAGGGAGCAACAACAAGTTCCGAAATGACACCGACAGAGTTTGCAGACAAATCTGCAACCTTCACATTCTCAGACGATGTTACAAACGCTACTAATGCTTGGGATTCTATTCTCACAATGAAGGGATGGTCTGACAATTACAGGGCATGGCAGTTATTCTCTGCCGCAGACGCAGGTAGTACTAGCGTTGATACTGAGCCTCTTTACTTTAGGACAGGGGAGGCCGATGAAAATAGCGGCAATTGGGGAGCAAGGAGAGAGGTTCTCACATTCCCCGGAACTACGCCAAACGCAGATGGTAGTGCAAATCAAGTGCTTGTCACAAACGGTAGTGGAACATTGTCTTGGACTGACATACCCGTAGGCGATATTACAGGAGTCACCGCAGGAACTGGATTAACAGGTGGCGGAAGCAGTGGAGCAGTAACAGTCAATGTTATTGGTGGAACTGGTATAACTGCAAATGCAAATGATGTAGCGGTAACTGCTGCACAAACAGGTATTACTTCTGTATTGAATGCGTCATTAAAAGTTGGTAGAGATGCAGATAATGAGATTCAATTTGATACTGATAACGAAGTAAGATTTAGAGTAGCAGGTGCTAATCAAATTAAAATCATAAACAATGCAGTAAATCCAGTTAGTGATAATGATATAGACTTAGGAACTTCATCTCTCAAATATAAAAACGCATACTTTGGATTAGTAGATGCTGAAAATATTAAAGTAAATGGCGGTCAAGGTTCTGATGGTCAAGTTCTAACTTCAACAGGAAGTGGTGTTGCTTGGGAAAATGCAAGTGGTGGTGGTTCTTCCACAGATTCGTTTATGATTTTCGGTGAGGAGTCAGATGACTATCTTGGCCCTGCTACAGCAGGTAACTCAAATGGATTCTCATTCTCATATGGTAACGGGGCACAGAACACTACCAAGTCATCAAGCGGTGTGGATTTCGGTATGCCTCTAGGATGCGATTGTACCCTTAAGGCACTATACATTCACTTTGGTAACAAAAACTCTAGGACAAATAGCACCAATATGAGTATAGATATATTCAAGAATCAATCGGGACTAAATGACCCGATGACAGGTAACGCTAGTGGTAGTGGTGGTAATGCATTCATCATGTCTAAGACTAACTACGATATTGATTTTGATGAGGGAGACACTTTCAACATAAGAGTAGAGTCACCGACCAGTTATTCTAACGCTACGCAAATTGGACCTGCTAGGTTTACAGCGTATTTTGAGAGGAGATGATAATTATGGGAGAGAATGTATGGAGCGCAGTAGATGGAACGACATGTAGAGCAAGCGATGTAATTATGAGTGTGGAACACTCTTATGATAAGTTAAGGGCTTCTAGGGATTCGGTAATGGAGAGGTATGTGGATTACTATCAATCTAAACCCTTACTCTATAATGCACTCACAGACTCACAGAAAACAGAGTTAGGAGAATACAGACAGGCTTTGTTAGACTTACCTGCTACTGTACTAGCAGCAGAGGGAAATGTCGTTATAACAGACTTGCCGGACTTCTTCCCTGCACAACCTAGTTTTATGAGTAGCCATCCTAATGGTATAATTCACACTTAGATTAAGACTCCTAGTCTTGCCATTATCTTCTCTAGTTTAGTCTGACTGTATGAGTGTGCTAGGTTGTATGCATATTCACTTGTGGATATCAATCTACCCACATGTATGTTCTCTTCTATTGGTATGTTATTGGATAATGCCCACGACACCAATGACTCTGTTCTCAAATTACCTTGTGCTTCATCCAAGGAGAAACAACCACCAAGTCCACCTACAGAGCAGTCGAACTGTCTGATACCTGAGTCATAGGCTGCTTTGATGTATTCTGTACTATCCTCATCAACGTGTAGATGTATGCTGAGATTGGGTGTGATTGCTTTTGCTCCACTACATAATGACGCTATACTCTCAGCAGTAGCATTACTATCTGTATCACATAGAACAATGTACTTTGCTATGTCTTTACCCCACTTCACGCAGTCTAGAACGGCTTTTTGAGATATACCTGTACTAAATGCACAACTAATGTATAACCTATTTATCGGTATATCCTTGCATTTATTTTGATATATACTCATTATATTCTCATATGTATTTTTCTGATTTAATTGGCTGAAATTGTCATGAGGGCTTATCACCACGTTCACTCTTTTCGCACCTAGTTCTATCGCTCTATCGAACCCTTTTTCATTTACCACCAGCAAGTCTCCTCCGGTTTTCTTGTACAGTTTACCACTTTCTCTCATTGGTAGTATAGAGGGGTGTACTAGACTGCCTACCTCTATACCCTCTATACCTGCTTTCTTTAGTTTCTTGATTAGTTTTACTTTTTTCCTCAGAGGGATGGCTCTTGGTAAACCCTGCAAACCATCTCTAGGACTCACTTCATACAGAGATATGGCACTCATTCACTATCCCTACTAGACCATACAAAATATATCAGCAACCCTGTTGTGGCCAGTAGAAGCAAGGGAAAGACTAACGGTATTTCCACTTGGATGTCATTGGACACAGCGTCTATCAGACGTTGGTCAACAATCATATCTCATCATCCCAGTCTTCAAAAATCTCATTCAAACATCGTATAAACATCGCAGTTTTTGTATATCCTCTCATATCAACTCACACCTCCACCAATCAAATCTTCTACACGTCTTTATTTTCTTCAAAGGTAAATCCATCAGTATCCCATATCCATCTTACTAGGCTTCTTCATCTCACGAATCTGCTGTGTAGCGAAGCGTATCTTCTGGGTGCTGTGTAGAGTCCAAAAGGAGTCTTTGGGTACTTTGAACTCCTCTTCGACTATACGACATAATTCGTACCTTGAACTGGTCCTCAAGTCTTCATCAATGTCCAAACCTAGGACTTGACTGACTTCTTCATCAGTGTATTTCACACGCTTATCTAACCACACGTAGAGGTTACCCATTATACTCATGAGTTTACGAGCAAACCATCTCCACAACATAGTAGTGTAGATTCTACACCGAAGGTAATTTATTGTTTCGCCTTCTTGTATACTGAATCCTGCCAGAAGTGACCACATTGCTTACATTGCCAGAGGTTAACTCTCCTCTTTTCGCCATCTTGATAACGAGCATTGAGTCTTCTTGGTATGTGCTTGTGACCACAAACGCGGCAAGTGACGTTTAGTTTGTCTAGTAGTCTTCCCATTATTCCACAGGTCTCCTACCAACGATATCGTCTATCCTTAGTAGGGCAGTGGTGACTTCTGTCGCACTAAGCACAGCCTGCTTGATTAGTTTGGTAGGCTCAAATATACCAGCGTCTCTCATGTTGGTGATACCACCATCAGTGACATCAGGCCCATGATACAGGTTGCCGTTCTGTATCTCGTGTCTCATCGCCAGCACTACATCCAGTGGGTCATGTCCTGCGTTCTCCGCTATGGTAGCAGGGATAACCTCTAGAGCGTCAGCAAAGGCCTCTATAGCCATCTGAGGCCTTCCACCCACACTAGCGCCATGATTCCTCAGATAAGAGGCCATAGCCACGAATGATGAGCCACCACCAGCAACCACCTTACCGTCTTCCTTGACGAGGCTGACCACACCCAGTGCGTCATCGAAGCCTCTCTCCACCTCATCCAGAGTGGATTGGGTAGCCCCTCTTAGAACTAGAGTGGATTGGTCACTGTCAACAATAGACTCCACGAATATGTACTGAACGTCATTGTGCTTCTGTCTCGATATCTTAACGAAGGCTGAGGCTTCTAGTTCCTCTGGAGTCTGTGCTACGCTGATGCCCAAGCATCCCCTCAGTGCCTTCATCACACTCTCAGGCACTCTTCTCACCACACCTATGCCGTTCTTTCTCAGATAGGCACACACGTGGTCATGTACACCATCCCTGACAAATACTACACCCTTGCCTTCCATTCTCATCACGATGTGCTGTGCACGCTCAAGCAGGTTATCTCTACCTGACTTCTGGAACTGCGAGTAGTCTGCTGCATTCAGTTGAACCTGTACATTCTCCTTGCTCTTCTCCTCCTCAAGCCCTGTGTTGAGCAGAAGGATGTTGGTCTCTTCATCCAAGTCATAGTCTAGCACGAAGTCCTTACTCACAATCACTCCGTTGAACAAGTAGGATTCCTCGATACTACCACCGGGTAGGCTGACGACCCTTACCTTGTCCACATCACCAGCAGCCATGACTGCATCCACACAGAGGGTGCTCACGATATCAGTAGCAGCCTCTACGGTCTTACCGGTGATTGCGGTCTTGGCTATGTCGTGTAGAACCTCATTACCTGTGTTCATTGACACTTCACTGTTCAGATAGTCTATTGCCATCTGAGATGCTTCACGATATCCTCTGCATATCACATTGGGGTGTAGACCCTTCTCAAACAACATCTCGCTGTTCGACAGTAGTTGACCTGCTAGCACCACAGTACTGGTAGTACCGTCGTAGCAGATGGTCTCCTGTGTCTTTGATATCTCTATCATCATCTTACCACCGGGATGTGCTACGTCTAACTCACGTAGGATAGTAGCACCATCGTTGGTGACTATCACGTTTCCAGCACCATCTACCATCATCTTGTCCATACCCATTGGTCCTAGTGTAGTGCGTACAGTCTCTACGATTGCCTTAGCAGCCCGTATATTCATCACTTGTGCATTGTTTGTCTTGTCATTATCGGTCATGTCCAATTCACCTCTATCTCTATCTCTTTTCCTGTATCCAAGGAAAGTGATTTTACTATACCATACTCAGCACCGTACTTGTACAACTCGTATGTGAGTTGTGCATCTTTCAAGCAGTACTCTGCTACCTCATTGTAATTACCCAAAGCCCACTGCTTTGGTGCATCTATACTCTGCATTATCTTACCTTCTTTCAAAGTACATTTAGTAAGTATATCTAATGATGTACCTATATTATCTGATAGTATTTTAGATGCTTTTGAAACTAGATTTTTAGTGTCTATAATTGTGTCAGCACTCTTAGACATAATATCACCAGCAGCCCAGCAGTCTAACGATTCTTTGATTACAGGTAAATCGAAACCAATGATGTTATGTCCTAAAATCTTACCACCTTTTTCTACATGTTCTGAAATATGATTACCTATATCTGTTGCATGTAATGGTAATACTTTTACACCATCTAACTGTATATCTTCATTACAAAATAAAGTAGCATTAGTACCATCCCAAGTAGCAATCACACTCATCTTGAATAGATTCTTATTATCCCATCCACCTATATCCCATGAGTAATTTATAGTCTCAATATCTAATGATAGAATGTCACTCATCGTTAGCACCCTCCTTCATTCGGAGATACACTACCTTGTTCTCCTTTACGGTGTCAAACATGTCTTTAGCGTACTTACCAAAGTGATTCCACCCAGTGCCTCTAGTGACTGAATTGAGTTTCATGTACGTCTGTATCACGTTGTTCTTCCTGTGCCAACCTGCTCCTCTGGAGTCATCGAAGTCTACGGCATCTGTGTTCTGATACGCTATTGCGAATCTCTTCTTATACTCAGACACCTCTGTCTTCTTGTATCCAACCTCAACCTCGTCCTCTAACCATAGAATCAGATTCTTGGTCAGGTCGTATAGAATGTCCTTAGCCATGTCAACGTGCTCTCCTGTCACTTCCCACGACTCGTCTAACATGGCCATGTGTGTTGCGAAGATGACTGTGTAGTTCTCAACAGCAGGCATGAATGAAGCCACCACATCACCGATACCCGGCCCTAGACCGTCTAGTAGAGAGTAGTAGTCTTCTATGGAGTCATACGCAGCAGCGTAGAAGTCATCTCCTGCTGTGAACATCTGATGCATATGAGACTGTAGTAGTTCCTCTTGGTCATACCTGTTCATAGTGTCCCAGTCAGAGAAGGATGTCTCACTGATGTTGAGCAGTCTGTCTCTCACCCTCTTAGTCAGCCCTTTGAAGTAATTCACTATGTCATCGTGCTCGACAGACAACTTGGGTATTTTCTTGAAAGCCATCTCCATCCTCTTCATGCTCACACCCATCCTCTTGTCTGTGTCCCAGTCTGCCCAGTACAGCAGAACCCTCTGGAAGATACCCTTAGTCAGAACGTACTCCTTGACACCCTTCGGTGGGAAAGTGGTAATCCACATTGACACCAATGACTCGGTTTCTATTCTACCGGCCTTAGTGTGTTTCACGAGTATGTTGTTGTTGCTACCTACAGGGTTGCAAGCAGACTGTAGATACAACACAGTCTCCTGACTGTGCTTGTTGGGGTTAAGTATGATTGAACCCTCATCGAAGTTGAGAGCCTTACGCCCATCTAACAGTCCTTCTTTGAGATGCTTGACTGTTTCACCATCAACAGTCTCTTCTTCCCATCCACCTATCAGAGCAGCGTCAGTCCCTGTAGTGTACATCTCAGTGGGTATCTCGGCCTCTCTACAGATGTCACCTATGAACTCCCAAGACACAGACTTACCAGACCTGCTAGGTTGAATCCAAAACACGTGCACACGTGGGTCTAGATGTGATGAACCCCAAGGTATCCTCACAAAAGGAACAGCAACCTGTCCCTGTAGGAAGAAGAAGGAAAGCATTCCCGGTATGTCGTTTTCCATTGATGTCTGTCTAAAGTGCTCCAAGTACCCCTTGAACAAAGGAAACTTCTGCACTGCTTGGTACTCTGAGTAGTGACGCATGAGTGACCCCAAACGGGGTCAGTACTTAATACATACTATGTATATACAAGACAGTCGTACATTATACACTTCTTTTTACCTTTCTCTCTACTACCATCTTCTCTTCAGATGTGAGTGCCTGCACTATTCTACCACGCAGTACATCACCTAGACCCTTTATCTTCTTCAGAGATTCAGGGAAGCACATCTCCTCTATGCTTCCACACTCTTCTAGAATCCTATCAGCCATGTCTTTGCCTATACCGGGTATTGCCAGTAGCATGTCGGCTCTGATATCGTTTGATGCCACTCTTCGTATTGTCCTAGCACCGTGGCTAGACGCTGGTTTGTGCAACTTGTTGTGGAGTTTGGTAATGAACAAAGCAGCCTCACTGACGTTTGGTGTGTAGAATACTTGACACTCAAAGTCACTCATGATGCGTGCTATAGTACCAGTCAACTCATTCTGTATCCTAGTGTATGTCACCTTCTTGCCTGTCTTCTTAGCCATAGCAACATACTTGTCTATACCACCGTGTATGACTAAGAAGAAGCGTTGGTAGTTGATGTCCATGTTCTCCAGTTGCCTCCATAGATGACCACTGTGACTGGATAGAAATAGGTCGTTGATGCTCTTGGCCTCAACACAAGCCTCACCTAGAAGATAGTCCCCCACCACTAGCGGTTTTCTTATCACAGACAAACCTGCTTTCTCCGCCTTACGTATTACTGAATCACACAGTACACCCCGTTCATTGCTATCAACAATCATAGCAGGTCTTCTCATTCTCTTTCCCTCCTAGCATGTATCTTACATAGTTTCTTAGATGCACCTGTTATTCTGAAACAACACTGAGTACCTGCATTTGTGATAGCCTGACATCTGTGTTCTGGTGGCGGGTGTGTGAAACATCGTTGACATAAATTGGTAAAGGCCTTCCTGTTACCATTCCTACTAGGTAGTTTCTTTCCACATTCTTTACACATTCTTCTGGCATTCATTCAATCATCCTCCGCTGTTCCGTCATAGTATCTACACCTTCCAGTGCAAACACCGTCGTGTATTAGGGTGCGACAAGTCGCTGGGATATACCCGTTGTTGCCACCACTACCCATAACTATGCTCTTGACTTGATGTCTAGTGACTGAGGGGTTGAAGTCAACCCACTCCTGCGCCTCTATGATATCGACAATCTGGTTTACATGGCTCTGCTTCTCCTCTAATGAAGGGTACTCAGGTGGGAAGAACCATCTCAATCTACCTGCTAGATATGATGCGAAGTGAACCCTAGCCTTGTGTGTGGGGTTACCACCACCCATCGCTGACTGTGCTAGGCATGGTAGAATAATCATATTGTCAATGGCAAGTTCAGGTAAGTCGATGTTCTTGTACTCCTTACCCTTGAACTTCTTACTTCTCTTTTTGATTTGTAGTTTGACAGTCTCAGTGCCGTGCTTGATAAAACCAGAACGTGACTCTTGTGACATTTCTATGAGGTCATCATGGTTGCACGTCATCACTTCATGGGAAGTAAGAGGGATTGTCCAGCAGCCTCTTCTGCTGTTGTAGGAGTTAGGTATCCTAATCATACCAGCAGTATCGAAGGCAACAGTGGGGTCGTTGCAGTACAAGTCTAACTTCTTGTGCCAGTCAGAGAGGAGGACTCTTCCTGCTTCCTTGACCATGGCAACGTCGTATCCTGTGGAGGGTGTGTGGGTCTTGCTAAGTGGTATCCAAAAATGAAAACCACCACCACTAAACCAAATATAGTGGATTTTGTTGCTGCTTTTTAAGTGGGTGTGGAGTGTACGCACTTGCTCTTGCATCTCGTCAAACGGCACATCCTCACCTTTCTTCCTGAAGTTCTTGCAATCAAAGTCACACACGAAGTGTCTGATGATTGGCGTGTTGTAGTCAACCCTGTGGTTTCGAGGTGGGGTCAGGCTTCTGTATCCATACGCAGTGAAGTATACATTGCCACTCCCGTTCTTTCCTCTCCAATAACTCTCAAGTTCCTCGGAGTTCTTCACCAGTCTCCTGAAACCCTTGTTACCATCAGAGTTCAATTCAAGAACTTCTCTTGGGAAGTCCAGTGTGATGAAACTCATCCTAATCCTTCTGCCTTAGGTGTTCCATTTTTACTTCCACGTCATCAATCATGTCACTAACGATACCCCCAATGTCAGGATTGTTCAGTAGAGTCTTGCTGATTGCTATGTCTAGATAGTCATGCTTCTCACCCTCAGGTGGTTGTACTCCTATGTCACCATACTCGTGTAGTGTAGTTTGTCTGCTTAATGCGATAGTATAGTGCTCTCTACCTATCATCTTCATACTGACATTCACATTCATGTATGGTACTAATCTAGACACTACCCCTGTCAAGACTTTCTCTAGCATTCTCTGGCAATTTCTTCTCTCTTCATTATCTTCTCTGTTCATTCTAACTCCTCCAATGTCCACGCAGGACAGATATCGAGAAAGTCGCACCAAGAGCACTTAAACTCGTTTCTGCTTGCGGGAAATGACTTATCCAAGTGGGCCTTGACTAACTTCTTCAGCCTACGCTCCACTACTGCTGGGGTGTTTCTAGCACTTCTGTCATTGACAGACTGGTAATCCCAGTGCTTACCATCGCCTTGATTGATGTTTCCACCGGGGAACTCCCATCCCCAGTGTGTGATGGGAAGGAACTCACCATGCGGGCTGTTCTCTAGCATCATCTTGTAGAACTGCATCTCTGCTCTCATGTCAGATGACTTCCTAGTCTTCCACTTGCCGGTCTTCAATTCCATCAATGCGAAACCTCCCTCACCATCTTCAAATATCCTATCAATGAAACCTTTCATATGAATAGGCACATTTACAATCTCACCATCATCCATCTTTATCTCTACTATTCTGCTACCATGTACTTCTGCCTCATTACCAGCGGGAAACCAATTCTCCCCCTCACAGGCTAGCAGTCTATTGAATTGCCAATCGACCCAAGCAGTAATCTGCTCAGGCTCACCATACTGATATGGTTCAGGCGGTGTGGGTATGACAGAGTGCATCAAGTTCCTTGCCTTCTCTATCTCTTCCTTACCTATAAGTTCCATGACCTCATCATAGTGGTCGTACATCTTCTCAAAGAAGTATTCAGTAAAGTCGTGAACATTAGTCCCTCTAATGTGGTGGTCTTTCTCTTCAGTTGGGAGTTTCATAATGTTCTGAAACTCATACTGCTTTGCACAGAAGCCGAACGTACCTAGACTACTCTTAGTCACTCTAAGTATTTGCTCTACACCATCAACCACCATACCGGGCTGCCAAGCGTATGTACTCTTATTGTATGACTCAAGCAGGTCATCGAAGGGATAGTCATCCCTCTCGGTCCTGTCTATCTTTATGTCCTCATTGGGATTGTACCTCATTCTCCACACCCCTCGCATCTGAATTGTGAGAATGGTTTTTGACAGTTGGGGCACATAGGTATGCCTTTCACCATGTGTGTGGTAGTGAGTCCTTGCCATCCGCAGTTGCATTTCGATATCATCATATCCACCCGAATAGTTTCGCTAGTACTAGCACTGAGAGTATGGTATTCACAGTAGCCGCTATCGTTCGATATAGGGCCAACTCACCGAAGTGCTTCTGACTCCATTTCTCTACTTCATCACTCATCGTCTTCCCCCTGTGAAATATACTCAACTGATGCATTACATGAAGAACATTGTAAGTGTGTCACTATACCTTCTTCATCCATCAAGTCTTCTTTATCATGGTCTGCTTGCCAGATTAGTTTACCACCGCACCACCAACAGACATCTCTTCTGGGGTGAGCACTCTCTGTCTCTATCTCTATCAGTTTCTGCAAGTACACAGTCGCATCCATCAACTCTTCGGATAAGTGAACCATCCACTCTAACTTAGAAAGGGGAGCAGTCTCCATAGTCACTCCATACTTCTCCTTGCCTACTGCCGCTCTTGCCTGTATCTTCTTACATACCTCATCTTCTATTCTACTCATTTGTATTTCATCTCCCTTATTTCTTTTTGATACCATTTCTTTGCACAGTAGTCACAGAGTCCAAGTGTCTTGCCGAATGTACCCTCCATCTTTTCACCACACTTTGAACAATACTCATACTCAGCCATCACCACTCCTCCGGTAGACTACCTGATAGAGAGTCTAACTTCCATTCCATAGTGCTGTACACTGACTCTAGTTTCTTGTGTATCATCTTCTCTGTGATTGTCTCGTAATCAATGTCGAACTCATCTATCTCAGACGGGTCTCTGAATGCAACTACCTCTGCCCACATTGACTTCCTCTTACTGAACTCAATTTGGTTAGGCATTGATTCAGGAGTTCTGGATATGTATACCCACTGTGCTCCGTCTCCGGGTTTGAATGGCTCATCAGGCTGCATGTTATCATTGTAGTACTTCGCTGCTCTAACAGCCATTGGTACTACTGTTGTGTATTGATGGAATGGTTTCTTGACTCTACCGAAGGTAGCCACATCCTCTATGTTCACAGTGCCATCTCTCAGAGATTTGACTATGGGTCTGATTGCTGCGTTGACCTCATCCTCAGAAGCACCTGTTCCTATCAGATTGAATGCTATGTCTTGCACCTTCTTAGTGATAGGAGCAGAGTTAGCGGCTTTCAACTCAAACCCTGTTACCTTCATCTTACCACTCTCAGACTCAGGCCATGTCTTGATACCGAAGTATCTGTTCTTAGTTCTCGTGCATATCCAGAAATCAAAGTAGGCCTCTAACTCCACATCAAGATAAGGCATGTCTAACTTCTTCTGTGCAGACTCAGTGAGTCTCTCCGCTAGTGCCTCAGCCTCATCGAGGGGAACTTGTATGAATGCGGAATCAGTGTGACCATACAAGGCGTTGTAACCCATCTGCTCACTTTCCGACATTAGGAACTTGATGCTCTCCCTACCTCTGTAGGTGATGGTCTTACCAATATCTAAGTCAGACCACATACCCCCTATCTTTCGCATGGATACCATACCATAGAGAGCGTTGACTGCAACCTTAGTAGCAGTCTGTAACATATCATATCCCAGTCTCTCATCTGGGTCAGTCGCTTCGTACATCTTCTTCTTGTACTCCTTCCTTAGAGCCAGCATCTCGACAACGACGCTAGGTAGAAGGCCTTGTTTGGTTTGCTCCCAGTGTGTACCATTACCCACTGTCTTTATTCCCTCTCCACCATGTCCCCTCTTGGTCTCCCATGATAGGTTATCACTGAGAATGATGTTAGGATAAAGTGATGCATAGTCAAAGAGACCTACACCCTCGTGCCTACCATGTTTAGGGTCTGGTATGAAAGCAGCCTGTAGTTCCTCTCTTGAGTTGGCCCTACCTGATGGTGCTTTCTTGTCTGTCCTTCGTGCAATCAATCCCCTGAAGTATCTGGTCACCTTGTTGGTGCTTGGGAAAGCCACGCCACACAACTGCTGCATGGCTAGGTGAAAGTCGATTGCGTGTAGTTTCTCATCAACGTCTCTGAGTAGAGTGGTATCCACCAGACAGTAGTCAACGAACTCATCGAAGTACTCTCTCCAACCATTATGCACGGTCATCCCCTCTATCCTGTTAGTGAGTTTCTCACCCAGTTCCAGTCTCTGTGCCACCCAGTCTAGTTTCCTACTAGACATCTGTCCCCTTCCTGACTTCTGCCAGATAGACTCGAAACCACTACCAGTCATACCACGTGCCGCACTGTCGTATACCAGACGACCCCTCAGGGGTTGAGCAGTGTCATCATAGAATCCTTGACCACCCTCTCTCAGGGGAGTCATGTAATGCAGAGGGCTTAGTCTGTTCATGTCCTCTAGCCTTCTAACCAAGTGTGGAAGGTCAGCCCAATTCCCAGCGTGTGCTACCAGTATGTCTGGGTTGCAGGTATCTAGGTACTGAAGGAAGCCCTCGTGCATCGCTGCCTCGCTCCCGTACAGATGCAACACATAACCACCGTGTCTGTCTATCCAATCAGTCGAGAAGTAATCCACTCCTTCCTTCCATGCGAATACCACAGGATGGTCTTCAAAGGTATCAACCACAGCCATGACCGTGGTGAAGTCCTCTTTGACATCCCACTCCAAGTCATAGTACCATATGCGTGGAATGAACTCAGGTATCCCGTCTGGATATCTGTTGATGATGTATTGGTCTCTGTAGTCTAGGTCAGCCTCATAGGTGTCTATTCTATCCTTGATGTTCCATAGGTTATCTGGTGAGGTGGTTGTCATCTTGATGAGTAGTACACCATCAATACCCTCAGCCTCTTCATCGAAGTGGAACTCAGTGCCTTGGAAGTCTGCACACACCCTTGACTGTAATCTTGGATTGATGTCCTTCCTGACCCAGCAGAACGGTTTGATGTAATCATCATCCTCGGCTGTGATTATCCTCTCCTTCAATACACCATCCGCACCTCTCGTGCGTTCGTATATGTGAGGCAACTCAGTCCTATCGAAGTCAGGGTGAAACCAATCCACTATCATGCTCATGCCTCGTTCTTAATAACGAGGAAACTGTCATCTTGTTGAATGAACAAGAAGGTGCTTTCCCCCATATGCAAAACGGCACTCCCCTCTTCTAGAAGGGATGTACAGTCCATCAGCCACTTCCCGAACTTAGACTCAAATCTCTGGTTCGGGCCTTCTGCATCTGTCAATTCAATGTCGATTGTCAATTGCATAGTGCCTTGTTTGCCTGCCCTGAGGAAGAACTCATTCTCCTCTGGGTGTAATGATATCATGAAGTTAGGATATGCGAAGAAGTTCTTGAAACTAGATACCGACTTCAGGTTGGTTATGTCTATCGTTCCGTGAGCCTCTAACTGCTTGTCCTTGTATGTGGTGAACATGCTCTTCTCCGTCTGCCTGAGAATCTTCTCAACGAACGGGACTTTGGAATAACTGTTGATGCTACTCATGGTGGGCACTTTCAGTGTCATTGAATCACACTTCACTGTCAGTTGCTTCCCCATGTCCTGTTGGGTGAACACCACCTTAGCACCCTTGGCCTTCTTACAGAACTGTATCACTTTCTTCAGGTCTGATATACCTAGGTTGCCCTCGCTCTTGACATCATCATGTGGTACTAACATGTGCCTGCGTAGGTAATGTGTGTCGTATGCGATAGTACCAGTTAACCTAGCACCCGCTACCATCACCAACAGGTCTTCCACATTCTCACCGAACGATGAGAGGAAGGCTAACGCCTTCTTCCTATCAAGAGTCACGTGTGTCATATCACAGACTTCCGTCGTATAGTTCAGGTAATCCTAAGAAGACAGCAGGCTTTCCCACTTCAGTCACTAAGACTGTCCTCTTCTGTCCCTGTAGTTGTGCGTTAGTCTTACACTTATCGAACGTAGCAGTGTACTCGCTCTTGAGTAGTTTACCTGTCTCATCATCATAGGTGTCTTCTCTGTTCATGGTGATAATCTGGAACACGAAGTTGTTGCTAGCCTTCTCCCAGTCTGGTCTCCACTTGGCTGCTTCCTCGTTCTTACCGAAGGAGTAATTGGTCAGCCTGAGATGTGTCTCCCAGAAGATGCGTACACCTTGCTTGACCAGTCCCTTGCACACGGCAGTCAACTGGTGGAAACGAGTCTTACGAATAGCCCAGTCCCATTGGTGTCCTACCTTGACGTTCCAGTCAGCACTGTCAATACCATCCTTAGCCAGATTCAAATCAACGATACGCATGTTGTTTACACACACGCTGTCCCACAAATCCACACCAGTGATGTGCACTCCCCATAGTCGAGGCCCATCATAGTCAGGTGCGTTCTGGTCCTTCGCTCTCTGCAAGGCGAACTGCATAATCTTCATGACACGGTTGTGAGTCTCTGGATAATCATAAGCAGTCCTATCATTGGTCTGCATGACCCAAGTATCCCAACACCTAATGCGGTCATTGTCTGGATAGAAGGCACTCGCTGATGCTGAACCTCCACCATCAAAGTCTAGAATCTCAAGGGTATCTCCCCTCTTGGTTGCTTCCTCGTCTTTGGTGAATGCGTCAAGCACGATGGCCGACTTACCAGTGTTCTCGTGTCCAGCAATACCCACGAACATGTGAGTCTTAGGCCTGTTCTGATGCAGGTTAGTCAACTCAGCCCTCAAGTCTGCGAAGGCATCAGCCTTCTGAGTCATGGGCTTCTTTGCCTGTTGCATCGGCTGCGGTGTGTTCTGTAGTTCTAGTGGTGTGTCTTTCGACGCTTCCATCTGCTTTGCTTTACCGAAACCGGCCATCAGTCCTCACTTTCCTCTTGCTGCTGTGGACCTTGTATCTCAAGCAAGTCTCTCTGTAGTTGTTGGAGACTTACATTGACACCGTTCACGAATGTCTCTAGAAGCCTGATAATAATCAGTCTGTTAGCAGATTGTGCTTGTATCTGCTGTGCTGCTTCAGAGATTCTCTGTGCTTCGGCTGTCACCTGAGCCAACTGTTCTTTCAGTTCTGCGTTCATCGTTTCTACTTCTTTCTTACTCATTTTCTTTTCAGTCATTTATATCACTCCTGTTTGTCTTCTTCGCCTTTCGACTTGGACTCTTCTCCTATGAACTGGGACATGTTGGTGTTACCACCCTGTGTCCTCTTTCGTATTCTTCTTGGGTCTGCGTAGATACCAAAGACATTCATCTTAGGACTCTCCACACCATCCCTCACACTCATACCTATTCTTCCAATCACGATGATTGAAGACTTCTCAGCCCAAGGTATTTCCTCATCACCCTTTCTAGCGACGAATGGATTTGAGTTGTCATAGCATGCTCCGCTAATCCAACACGACACCTCTGCCTGTGGCTTCTCACCATATTGACTCTGTAGGGATATGTTGGTTAGATTGAGGCTGAAGTTTCTACCAGTCTCATCATACGCACTCTCCCTACCTTCTGTGGATAGTCTGCTCACACTGCCCTTTGTGAACACAATCGGGCCTGCTCTTCCAGTCTCACCGTTTATCTCGAAGGTTCTACTACCTGTAGCATAGGCATTGCCCAATGATTCAAGTGGTACATACAGTTGATGGAACAAGTCGGATGCTAGGAACTTGTGTGGGTGAAGGAACTTTACTTCATCCTCATCCACGAAGTCCGTAGTGTACTCGATGTTCTCATGGAATCCTATACCAGTGCCGAGCACATCCCTGAAGGCCTCTGCTGCATCTGGGTTAGGAGGTCTTACCTGTATTCTACATGGGTCTCCCACTTTCACATGCATGTCAGACGAATCACCTAGTGCATCGACTCTCCATAGTTTGATGTCCTTATCGAACTCATTCTCATGGTTGCCCAAGAAGTAGTAGTTCCTACCTAGCAACGAGGGATACATGGGTCGCCCTGTTGTCCTACCCATGAGACAGATGTACTTCCCGTCTATCCTGATACCCATTGAGGGTTCTTCTTCGATAGGGTCGTTCGTATCCACCACACCATTGGCAGTTCGTATAGCCCAGAAGTTGCCTTGCTCAAAGTACTCGCCAACGACACCGTTGTCTATGGCTTCCTTGTTGTTCATGGCATACTCTCTCGATGCTCTGCTGACCATACCGCCCCTGCGGTCTGTCTTCTTAGCATCCACACCTACGAAGCAACCTACGAATGGGACTGTGTTAGCCCCACCACCTACTGTACTTCTCCTCAACTGGATGAAGCACTGCTCTGCCCAGTCGATGAGTAAGTCCTCATCCTCTTCCATCCAGTCTTCGCATGCGTGCTCGCTCTCAATGAAAGAGAGGAAGTGCTTGATTACATCAGGCAACTTGTCTCCTGTTCTCTCTGCGTGCTTCTGCATGCGTTCTAGGACTCCTTCTGGCATAGCCAGTGGTGTGTCGCTTGCGTTCTCTGTTGTTGCGTCGTATTCATATTCATTGTTTTCTTCATTCATGTTTCTTCATCTCCTTTATCTCATTAAGGACTGCCTTCATCGTTATGTTCAGGTTGTCTATGCTGACTTGTATGCCAAGTAGACCACCTTGTATCGTTCTATCTAGTTCTTCTATTACACCACTATTCATTGTTTCACTTCCTTTCTTAATCTCGCTACGAAGTAGTCGAGGAATGCTTGGTCGCTGTCAGGCCATTCGTATATGTGTATCATCATATCACCATACACGGAAAGCACTGTCCAGACTTTCTCATCGTCATCCATGTTGAACAGGGATGAAAGATTCTGATAGAAGGAACGCATCACGAAGAACCTGTCCCTTCCGTTGGATACTGCCTTGTGGAATTGTACACGCATGTCCATCCACTCATCTGTCAAAGCAGACAGGGCCGCTTGGCTCGGCCCACTGAAGTCACTCACCCTGTCCTTCAGGGCATGCACGTCATGCATGTGTAGTGATTCCAACACACCTACTGCTGACCTCAAGTCCCCACCCATG